GCTGCATTATGTCGCGTAGGCTTATCCGAGCATCTTCTTCCGCGCCTTCTCTGTTATCTTCAAACATGACAGCGTGCCAATCTTCTTCTTTTACCAGTGTAGCAATAATGGTTTCCGATATGTCAGCCTCGTATCCTTCTCGTTTTTCCATAGCCAGTGCAATTGCATCAAAAGTTGTTTCGGAGGCTATGTAGAAGAATGTGCCTGTGATTTGTACTTCGTAAACATTCATTTCTCTATTGATTTAAAAGTGATTTCTACCGGCTCGATCTCCGGGGAGAGCCTGATTAACCCATGTCCCGATAGCATCATCAGGGCGATTTGCTTTTGCTCGTGAGTGGCGAGTACTTGGTGCGCCTTCCCGTCGTCGGTTTCTACCAGGATCAGGATTTTCTTTACGTTGGGGATCATGGCAGGATGATTTCGGTGGATTTAACCATATCCATTGCGGTTGCGTATTCTTCTAATTCAAGTTTGATTAAGCCCGGCTTCGCATTCTCCGCGCACCGCTGCCGCAGGTCTTCGCAGCACTGGCGGGCGTATTCTTTCCCAATCTCGACCACCCCATTGAAAACGTCCCATTCCATCTGCTCATGATTCGGGTATTTTTCGGCAATCATGTCTGATAACTTTTTCATATCACTCTTCGGTTTGATTTGCATTTAGGGAGGTGACTTCAATCCTCACAAGTTCGTAGTTCGAAAGATCAATTTTTAACCCTATTGATATGTTTTCTATTGTTGATGTGTCAGGGTACGGCGTAGGCCACCTTTCTGGTCTTATTGACCAAGTTCCCTTGTAATACCTGGCAACACCCCACAGACTTTTCCCTGGTTTTGATCTTTTATATAAAAGCGCTTTCATAAGTTGAATGGGATTTTTCTAATATTCCCAGAGCACGTTTCAAAAATAATTTTACTAAGCCCATTGTCTTGCTTACCATTATATCTTCCGCGCCTCCATTCACCATCTTCTAGGTCTTGCCATTCAATAATATCTCCCACCTTGGGAGTCCACACTTCCGTCGCCGGATCATTCGGGTTTGTTTTCATTGTCTTTTCGTTGTTTAAACTTTCCAAATACTTCTCGACAGACCCAAACTCTTGGATCATGTCATCAATGTGCCGGACTATTGATCCCATGGAACTACCTGATCATCCCAACGCCACTGGTACTTCCCCGCGGTCTTCTGAAGACCGTTGGCGCACCTGATGATCAGCGGAGGGGCCACGCCGGTCCTGAGATGCGCCGCGAACACTGTCTTGTGCCTGGCGATCACTCTTCCGTTGCGCCTGTGGCACTGTAAAAGCAGGCTCGGCTTCTGGAACGGGTTCTCCCCTTCGATCTCGTCAGAGCGCTCAAATGGCATCTCAAAGATGATCCTGGGCCTCTTCTTGCAAACCTCTTGCAGAAACATGCTGCATAAGATGCTGATCTGACCCGGGAACAGCTTCTTTGCGTTTTCAATAACCTCCCTTTCCAAAGTAATTGTTGTGACAACCGGATCTTTCCACGCCGGCTGTTTGGTTTGATTGGGGCGGGCAAGCAGGCTGTAGCCTTCCTTTCTGCTGTTCAGCAGGCTTTTGGGGCGGCCTTTGGTCTTTCCGCTGGGCATTGCCTGCTTTTGTTTAGTCGAGGTATTTGATTGGGTTTTCATCGAATTTCTTCTCCAAGTCCAAGATCATTAAAAGCATCGGTGAGGTGGGGTATGATTTTCCGTCTTCCCATTTGGATACGTGATTGGAAGATGTTCCCAGTGCCTGACCGAATTCGTAGCGTGTCATTTCCATTTTCTCGCGGATGCCTGTTACCAGGTCGCGGACCTTTTGTTCATATTCCTCCCGTAGCTGCTTCTTTTGTCTGGCGGCGGTCTGGATTGCTTCGGCTTTGGCTTCTGCCCTTTGTATGAGTTGATTTGTTTCTGACATAATTAGTGGCTATTTTTGTGGGGCAGGAGCGGTTTTCTGTGAGAGTTTATCGTGAATGTATTGCCTGGTGGCGGGGAGGCCGTAGCCGGGCTTTTTCATGCGGTACCGAACATCTGTTCTGCAATAGCTTGCGCAATGCCGGGATATGTTTTACTTCTAAGTTCGGCCCTGTTGTCTGATGGAGACAAATTGTTTTGCCCCGAGTCAGTTTGGTTTGACCATAATTTTTTACCATTTACAATTCTGGGAAGTACGTAGTTATCAGCAGAATGCCAAACCTTTGGCAAGTTCTTGATCCACAAGCACGTTTTTTTGCTTGCGTCATCTCCAAACATCCATGGCTGAATGACTTGATCTGGCTTGCGAAAGTACCGACTCATAACGCCAACTGGATTCTCGATCACAATCCTTTGAATCCCGCAATTCCATAGGGCCATGAAGAATTCATAAGCATCTGCGCGGGCGTTTCTTCTGGCTTCGCCAACAAGTGTTCCCGGTTTGACCTTCTGGTGATATGGTCCGTCTTTATAGGCCCATTCAGCAGAGCATGTTAGGTATGTGCAATCGGGGAAGAATACACCAGCGTCCCATTTTTGCATTTTGAGTGCGGCGAAAACATCCATCTGCAAGTGCCATTCAGGGTGACCGCCAGAACATGGCTTTAAATCACAGGAATATGCTTCGTGACCCAGCTTCCGTAGTTCGATGGTGACAGCTTGGCTCTCTTCGCAGCCTACAAGTATTTTCATATTATTGTTTAGACATACTTACTAATAACTGACGAACCCGAGCATTAACGGCATATTCAAAAGCATGATCAGTCATTCTCTCTTTCATTTCAGAAGCTATATTGTCGGCAACTTCATTGATGCTTTTGTCAGCTGCCACACAAATAGCATTGTCAATCCTGTCCATTACTGCTTTTTTGATTTTATCATGGACTGCTGTGCTTATGTGAGAGTCAACGCCCGTAGGCTTGATACCCAATGCTTCATTTGCCTCTCTTACGACCATTTCAATGAGAGATTTGATGTACATTGGAAGCTTTTCTTCGGCGATAGATCTCAAGTGCTTTTTTGTGAATTCTTGGACGATTGAATTTCGTAACTCAATCTCCATTTCGGTGTCATTCCCAATCAAGCGCTCTAGCGCCGCTAAACTATTTATTTGAATTTTTGTTCCCATAGTCACTCCTGAATTTCAAATTTCTGATCAAACTCTTCCCTTGAAACCGGCCACACCTTGCCTACCTTGTCAACAATCTGACCGGAGCCGTTATATGCCTTTTTCTGCCCGCCAATAAAAACAACCCCGGGATGGAGCTGTTTTCTGGCGCAGATGAATATTTCACCGGTTTCTTTTTGCTTGCAAAACTTCCCTTTCGGGAGAAACGGTACGCTGTCGTATGGGGTTGGATTGTCGAAGTTGGCTGTCATCTCAGCCACAAATAAAATTCCCGTGAATATGTCTTGCCAACCACAAAAGCATCCGGTTTCTCCGTGAAGTTTGTTGTCCACCGCCGGCCGTCGGGTGATGTTTCCAGGCGCATCTTGCTGAGACCTGAATTTTCTGTTATATCAAAGCTGATATGTCCTTTGGTATTTCCTTCATTGTCGATCGATGAAGTCAGCCGCAGGTTGTTGTAACGAACCGGAAGGGCATCAGGTTTGCAGGATGGTTCGCATGTCAGCTTAGCAGCTCCAAGTTTTGTTTTGTCGTTGATGTTTCCTGTGTAGCAGAATTCAATGTCTGAGCTTTTGGTCAGCTTGGCATTCAGGTTGAGATTGCCCGTAACCTTCACAAAGCCTTTGCCGCTTAACTTCTCCGAAGAGTTCACATTCAAGCCATTAGTCTCCAAATATCCGCAGTCGCAGGCAACATAATCCCCTGAATGCAGGTTGGTGTAATTGGATACTGCCAGCCTTCCGCAGTTGTAGTAAAAACTGCCGCCGGATGAAAGTTGCAAGTCACCGATAACCGTATGGGTTCCGTAGTTGTAGAAGGTATTTTTCCCGTTTTGTAACTCGACTGATTGAGAGATGATTTTGCCTTTGTTGGTCACGGTTATTTTCCCGTTCAGGTTCATTGGCCCAATGGATAACTCTCCGGTCTGCGAGACGAATATAGAGGCTTCTTTGCCGCCGTTGGTAGCGTTCAGGTTTCCAATGGATACCGGTCCAGTGATGGTCAGTTTCCCATCGCCTTGAAGCTCTACGACATCGTAGTGCCCATCGGATAATGAAACGTCACCAGAGACTACCAGATTTTGATTGGTACGCTGCGATCTGCCGACTTCCAAAGGAAAGATGCGTGACGCATCGAAAGTGCCGTCAGAATACTCAAAAACAGCCCGGGCGTACAGCATGTTTTCGGGGTTAGGGAATTGTACTACCTGCTCTTTGCAGGAAAAAGTTAGCGCCAGCAGCGCGAAGAGAAAAGTGATTTTTGTTTTCATTGGTTTGTATTTGATTTTTGATGGTTACTATATCTCGCCGGTGTCAACAAACTTTTGAAGAATTGGAAGCATCTTTTTGACTTGGTTTCTTGTCAGGTGCATCCTGGTGTTAAGCAGAACCTCTTTTGGGATTTCGAATTTAGTCCATCCATTATCTGCCTCGGTATAAGTCCGCTCTCTCAGTCCCATCCTGATCGCATCAGAAGACATAATTTTCGGATCAGCATCATCAATACCTAGCCAGATGGCATCAGCGGTGGCCAAGCTGGATTTTTGAATGGAGCAGCTTGCCCCGTACTGATCTTTAAATTCGTAATACTGAAAGCCTCTTTGTGTTGTTTTCTTTTTCATTTTGGTTTATATTTCTCCGTAAATCGATTTGTAAAGTTTAAGCTTCTCGGAGTCATCAAAATGATCTTCCAATGCACGTTCAAGGTCTTTATTCCACTTGATTTGCTCGTCGAGCATAGCTTTTGTCTTATCGTGCGTTTCAATCATTGTTTTTGCAGATTCGGCCAACGACTCAAACACTTTATTCCACTGATTGGTCAGATAAAAGTTGAATATCTCCTGAAGCAAAATGATCACCGCAAAGCACATATATAATATCTCCTGTGTACTCATAGCTATCTAAGTCTTGGCGGAATCATGAAGTGAGTGGGATTGAGAACTTTGTTGACCACGGTCTGAACTTTACCTTCTGAGTCAAACCAGCGTATCAGTGTACACCATGCTTCTTTCTCAGGCAGGTAAAGGCAGTTAGTAAACCGGACAACTCCGTTTGATAGAATGTCAACATACACGCCTTCAGGAGCTTCGGAGATGTCTTGCCAGGAAAACATCTGCATGATCTCAGCGGCGGCTGATTCTGCCTGATGCTGCTTGCAGGCGGTCCATTCAGCGATTATTTCGGTTAAGGCGCTCGTGGTAATTTCCATAGTCGTTAGTTTTCTTTGTGTCTTTTACATGCAATCTGATCGCTGTTCGGAAACCGTGTACTCCCAGCAGTAACAGGATGGTGGCGGAGATGTATTCGGTCATGGAACCCGTGCGTCGTATTTATGTTTCAGCAACTCCCATTTGCGTTCCGCTTCTTCCCGTTTCTCTGGGGTGTCTGCTTCGATAAGCTCGTCGAAAATCCGGTCTTGTTGCCGGTGATCATGGATTGCTTTGAATCCTATGCTTGCAATGGCAAATAGTAGTATAACAGCATAGATGTCATACGGGATCAAAACGATCCACCAGGGCCAGTCAAGTACTCCGGAGATCTTTAAGGCTACCGGAAGCAGAAGCAATGCAGCCCACCACAGCAGGTGGTAGGATGGCTTTTTCTTTTCAGGGGTTTGTGTCATGATTAGATGTTCTTATTCTGAGTGATAAATGTGAGAATTTCTTTGAGGTCGTGTGCGGCCCGGCGGAGAGCCCCGTGTTTACGGGTGCCGCTGGTTTGATATGCATATTTCATTTCTTGCGTCTGCGCCTTACGGGTCCGATCTTCGTTTTCCTGTTCAATCCGTCGAACATCTGCCAGGCGTTGCAGGAATCTTTGCGTTTCGGCTTCGATTTGGTCAAGTGTTTTTGTTGTCATGCTGAATAATCAAGGTTTGGCACAAAAGTGATTGAAATACTGTTGTTGAGGATTGCTCGAAGGATATACCCACCAGGAACAAATGCCTTGGCAAAATCTATTTGCTGCTCCAAGTTTCCATTTGATTTCTCCGCAGGCACATGGTGCCATACCAGTTTGTTTGGTTTTGTCATGAGAGTTTTGGTTTAATTATTCACAGGATTGATCAGCGAAGGGTCAGATGCTTCGAGACCCCACTTGGTTACTACCAGCACCCCGCCGCGAACTTTTTGGAAAACAATAGGGTCTTCTTTGACGATTGTTTTCGTATAACCGAACTTGGAAGACTGGCTGTATCCAGTGAGATCAAAGTGATCTTTCGGGGCTGCGATGTGAAATGGGGAGTCTTCGACAATTTGCACTTCCTTGTACCCAAATTCAAGTGCATATTCATTATGCAGTTCATTGCCCTTGGGGTGAGAGTAAAACTTAGTGTTTTTCTTTACAAATTCAATTAGCTCTGACCTAGTTTTGCCAGAAAAAACAGGTCCCCCATTGGCTTTTATTTTGTACAAAACATCTTGGTGTACGATCCTTTCTCCAGACTCAAATTCTGACTCACCTCCCCACATGCGAGACCCGAATGCTCTCGACATAAAACCCCTAATTGATCTGGTGAAAAACAAATCGTCTTCTACATCTTCAACCTTGACCTCCTGCGCGTTCTCCATTTCGGCGATGTTCTTATCTGGAACCGTTTTGATATACCGGTTAACAGGAGCATAAATAAGCCCATAGGTCTGGCAGATACGGTCCAGTTCGGCTGTAGAAAGAAACTTTGTGAATGGGTATGTCCGCTGATAGTACAGTACAAGCTCAGCGAATTCAATGGCCTGTTTCCTGGTTTGCTCAATCTTCTGGTTCTGCTTTTTTATTTCTTCCAGCTCAGCCTGTTTCTTTTGGACACTTATAGACTCAATGGCTTTTGTAAATCCAAGCTTCATGAGCCGTGCTCCTTTTTCTTCTACACCTTCAGGCAGCGGTGAGGCTACTTCCGGCAAGAGTTGCGCCGCTTCGACAATGTCCCTGGCGGACTGGATTAGTCTCTCCGGTGCCGTGTCAAACTCACTGTGGATTTTTTCAATCAGTGCTTTCTGAGAAACACCTGCTGCTTCTAGTATTGGCTCTGAAACAACAGTTTGTTTTACTGGATCACTTCCAAATGTTAACATTCTGAATAGGCTCATGATTTTTTGTGTTTAAGTGGTTAATCTTTTACAAACAGTTGATCATTCATCAAAGAAGGCACCCAGCTTTCCCCAAGTGCCTCAAATATTTCTGTATGCCCGTTGCGTGTGTACTCAATCCGTATCTTATGACCGGCACAGAATTTCAGCACCTTTACGGTCATGTCAAACTGATCGCTGCGGAAGATGTCGCCGACACGCAAGGGCAGGGGGTTCATTTTGAAGGGCCTTTTGAAACAGCCCAAGAAATGATTTCTGCATCATTCGAAAAGTCAACTCCGGTAGATTTCATTTCATCAATGTCGGATTGTGACAATTCTCTAAAAACAACGTGCTGACCTCGTTTTCCTGAATACTTGTCCCACTGGCAGACCCAAATTTTTCCACTGGAAGATCGTGTAACAGACATTGACCCATCAACTTGGGTGTCGCGCAAAACGCTATTTATCTTTTTCTTGTTGTACATAGTTTATAATCTTTTGACCTATAAATTTGTATTTAGTCAGTACCTCATAAAGATCGAAATTACCTTTCATGGCTTTGTAGGCTGAAATTCTTACGGTCCTCCCAAATCCCTTTAATCGAAGTCTTTGATCTCTTATAGAGTCGTACTCCTTGGTATTCATGTGAGCAATACCGTCAACCTCAATGATGCAGTTTATCGGTTTTTTCAGGTAGAAGTCTAATACGTATAACTTTATGTCACTTTTCTTCTTTGACAAACGCACGACCACGGGTTTCTCTCGCTCATAAGGGATATTTAGACGAATCAACTCTCGCTCCACATTTTCAACCGGCGGGCTATTGTGATTGGATATATTTTGCTTCGAAAAGATATTCCCAATCTTTTTTAATCCGTTAGTGGCTTTTATCCTATCGGACTTCGATTTGCTATTTTTCAGTTTAATGCCATTCTCCGAAAGAGAACAGGCATACCTAATAATCACAGTATCCGTCTGATCTGATGATCCAGTTAAAGACCTTATCCTTGACGCAACCGCTTTCTTGCCTATGTCTTTTCTAAGACCCAGCTCTTGGCAACACAAAAAAAGTTGATAAAGCGTTGGTTTTACTTTCACGGAAAAATTGGGGAAATTAAAAAAAATGAAAAACTGCTTTTAGTTAATATTAACCAATCTCTTTTCTTTTTCTACCGGATGGTGTCTCTTCCTGTTAGATCGAGTGGCGAGGCTGACGCACAATCCGTCCAACACGCGTGAGAAACAAATCTCACCCATGCTGGGGGCTGCGTCATCATCCTTTATGAGTCTCGGACTGAGTGTGAGCGCATCACGTAACACCACTCTACGTGAATTTGGGACATCTTACAGAGGATATTGTGGTTCCCCCAACCTTACTACGCAATTCCCTTACCCTTGCGCTGATCCAGAGGTTTCGCTGTTGATCATTTTCGGAGAGCGGCCAGCCGTGAGTATCATTGCCCGTACAACCATTAAGAGGCTTCCACCTCACTTCCTATCCTTGTTTCAGTAAATCAGTCTGGATTGTTCGGCCCGCAGCCTATTGAATCGGGTTTGATTCGCCAGGGCACAAAAGGATAGCCCTAACAGAGAGCGGCGGGTGATGAGTCCATAATTAAGAGCCACAGATAACTCCTAAAACCGCTGCCCTGTTAGGGCTAAATTTCTTTCTGTGTACGTTACAGTCATCAACTAAAACGGAACTCATGTCGAGAACAGAAGTAAAATTACCACATCCTTCACATGAAAGTCAAGTATTCTAACAAGAAAATTTTCAATTAAGCCCAACAGCCTTCCAAAAGTTGTCAATTGCGCGTTTCGCGCACATATGCAAGTGATACGCTTGAAATCCCAAAGTGCCTCGCACGGCCTTCCTGAAGTTCTCTTTGTAGATGTAGGACTTCTGTTTTACGTAGTATTCCTGATTGATATAGTCATCCAGGTCTTTCTCGCGTTCTTCATCCTGTTTTCCCATCCTCCCTATCCTTTAAAACCTGTGTATACTTATCCAAGTGATACCTTTTGAATCCCATCGTTTGCCGGACATTTTCGACGAACTCTTTCAAGACCGGCCGCTTGTCAAATCCGAATACAATTTTCAGATACTCATCCAAATGCTGATCTTCCAACTCTTCGCGTGTTTTCATCGGGTGATGGAGTTGAATTGTTCGACGAGTTCTTTGATTGGCTCTTTGGCGTAAGTGCCACTATAGGAATCCGCCTCATCGTACTTATTGAAAATACGCGTAGTGTTATCATCCATTTGCATGAAGCCTTCAACGAAATCTGTTCGCATAGCCAGCATCATTCCGTCGTCCGGGTTGGTGTAGAGTAGCATCTTGTTCATCCTCTCAACGGTACAAGTTCATAATGATCTTTCAACAACTTCTCACCCCAAATTGTCGATAAAGTCTCTATACTCATCGAATCAGGGATTTTAAAAGGCTCTTCACATTTTTCAAGTACTACTGCGCCTTTGCGGTTTACCGGCTTCACCCACGGGTGTGGCCAGTGTTTTGAGCGGATTGATTTCATTGTGGGTTATACGATTTTAATTTGCTCCGGGAAGACATTGTATTCTTTTGCGAAAACACGAGCCACCTCTGAAAAAGGAACTTCAACAGCGGCCCCAAATTTAGCATGATTCTTCCATGCTGTAATTCTCCCTGGGTCAACATTAAATTCATGAGGACTCCCTTCGCACACCAGCGTCTCACCGAGCTTATTAACTCCCAAGAAAAATCTGTTGTACCGGTTTCCTGTTGGGGAGTCCCATACCTGCACCAATTCCCCGAATTCAGGAGTCCATTCTCTTTTGCAATCCCTGTTAAGCATGTAGTTTTCTTCGTTTTGTGGATCAACCCCATGAATCAGGTCCTCATTGAGTTGCTCATCGGCGCCTGGCTTGATTTCTTTTCGTGCAAAATGCGCGATGATCTCTTCGACGGTTGCTTTTCGGAAGTTTTCCGGCAGTGTCCAGCCTCCTTTTTCTCCGCCACCCTTTACCCATTCATCTTCAATTTGAATACCGTTGGATTTTGAGACAGACTGAATCTTGTACAATTCTCCTTGTTTTACGTGTCCGGTTCCGTTAAGGGTTTTTAATGATACCCCGTATTCACCGGGCCAGAATTCCGGACCAGCAGAACATGCTGCTAACGCCAAAAATAAATCAGGGTTGAAAGTTTCAAGACCAATGTATCTTGAATCCCATTCATGCCTGCCATTGTCATTCGGGTCATGCATGGATACGCAAGCTAGAGATGGATTGGCATCAAAAAATGTACAAATAACTGGGTAGGTAGAATAGTCAATTTCGTACTTATCATACCATTTATAGCCCCATTCAAGCAACGCGCCTTTTAATGCTGCTTGCTGCAATTCACTTTCGCAATTCATCCATACTGGTTGCGTAAACACTCTTTTATCACTCATTTTGTAGCATGTATTAAATCCAAAGAATCAACATCAATTACTTTCTCATCAGCCCGGTGAAGGTCTGCGTAGGAGACAACGGCCGCATACAGCACGGCGACAATCAGCAGCACAATTAGCCGCTGGCGTTGGGAGGTGGTTAGAACGGGCATAGTCCAGGAGGTTTGCTTTTTGAACTGATAGAATACTTACCGATGTGTATCCATTCCAGACTTGGATTTTCTGCCATCCATTCACAAATTTTCAAATACGCGTAGATCGGTGTAACATCCCACGACAAAGTGATATCAACACCACCGAACCTAAAAGAAATATCCCTCTGTGCCGACTTTGCGACATTCAAAGCCTCTTCTACGAGGTACTCCAGTTCTGCGCCGTCAACTTCCTCTTCGTCTCCCATAAGGGTAAAAATTGGCTTACTCATAATGTTTCTTCTTTTTCTGCCCGGAGGCGCCTTACAATTTCATCGTATGCGTCAAAGATCGCCAGTAGCCAGAACGGCGTAGCGTAGACAAGAACCAAGTCCTCATAATCCATAAATACAGGGTGATACCTTGCGAACTCGATGTATTCATGTTCATCATCCACATATTCGAGGCATTCAGAGTAATATTCTCTCGCTTTGTCAATTTTATCTTGCTGATCTCCGTAGATATCTTCCAGTTCTTCGATCTTCTCATTTAAAGCTTCTCGCATCTTCTCCGCATCCCATTCTTTAGTGCTTTGGGTAGAGACTGTCCGTATCTTTTCTTTCCAATACCCATCAGAAACAAAATCAGATTCAGCAGAAGGCACAAACGAGCGGCAGAATATCCAGTTTCCATAATCACCGGTAACCGCAAGAATGCCATGCGTATTGATGAATTTTACGCTCTGCATGATTGTGTCCGGCCTTTTGAAGTAATGGACAATCTGATCTGCTTCGGGGTGGTCTTGGATAATAATTTCGTGCTTTGACCAGTCTATGCTGGTACGTTTTTCAGGGGTGTATGCCAAATTCTTCTGATTACTCATATCGTTCTCCAGTTGTCTTAAACAAATAATACGGTTCGACCCTTACGCAAAAACAAGCTGCTCCCAAGTCATCAGGAATACCCATTACCAGCATCCCGCAAGAATGCCAGTCCATGATCAGGTCTATGTCTTGATCGCCATTCAAAAAGGCCGCTGCAACATCTTCCAGGTTCAGGGAGGCGTCTACTTCGAAGCATGTTGTAATTGCTGGATCCCAGTGTACGTAATTGGCTATGGCGGCAGTACTGGTTAAATCTGCCATCCATGCCACATCAGCGCCGGTTAGTTTCTTTGTCATATAGTTTATTAATTGAATCCACATTCGCCCTATACTGATCAACCACGGCATCAATTTGATGCTCCCGTAGCTTCTCTTCATTTACAAAGATTTTCCTCCCGAAGTAAACTACATACTCTTCGCAGTAGCCCTTTTTCACATTGCGATAAAACCTGATAGGCCATTCTTTGCAGTCCCATTTAAACCCGGAACAATCAGCGACAATATAATCGGACTCGCCGGTTTTCAGATCAATCGTTGCTACCGGTTCGCGGTAATCTCCATAAAGCGTCAAAACATTCAAACTTCTGCGTGCTGCGGTAATTTCAGGCGCATCGATCGGAGGGCAACAATACAGCGAATCCGGGTTATATTCGGTGAACGCAGGATGTGTTTTTGTGCATGACACAAGCGAAAGAATACCGAAAACAATCAACACCCAAACAATCACGCAATCGATCCACGGCGCGACAACATACCAGTCAATACCGGTTCTTTGATTTGCTTTCATAGCGAAGAAACAAAAAGTAAAATAACCAATACCATAACCAGCAGCACTTGGGTCGCTTCTTTTGTGAGTTTATCCATCATAAACCAGCAGCTTTGAGTTTGTTGCAATATTCTTGAACGGCGGGGAGTTGTTCGCGCCAGTCCCTCGAATGAAGTGAAAATTCTGGATATCGCAATTCGTCACTTATAAACCTATCGTAATACTCGGAAAGTCCTTTCGTGTCTCCTGCTCGTAGGTCATCTATGGCGAACTCAAAATCTATCACATCTTTGAGGTCAAAACCTAAAAATTCGGCCTCTTCTCTTGCCATGCCGATAACATCCGCAGGCAAATCCTTACCTGCAATCTTCTGAACCGCACAAGTAGCCGCGCATCCATAGCAAATTCCGTCCATAGAAGATCCGAAAGTATCCATATCGACCTTAAACCCTTTCCGCGCATCTTGCTCTAAAAGCCCGTCAATCATTGCCTGTACGGCATCGGAAGGCTTTGGTACAATATCTTTTATCAGTCGCATGTTTAAAGTGGTTTGTGGTTAAGATTTGGGCGGGAAGTTGGCTTTAAACCAGTGATCAATCAAGTTCGCCACTCCGAAGCCACTCAGTAAATAAATTAGTGAAATATACTCGGGAGGTACGTTCAATTGCTGGATAGCAGCGGAAACAATAAAGCTTGCCGGAATGCTGCAAATTATCACATTGAAAATTCGCTCTATCGTGCTCATAGCTTCGCTTCAAAAAAGAATCCTGAAATTGATTTACCTGTGTGCTCTGCATGTAGATACGCAACACCCAGTATTGCGGCCAAAGAAAACACCCTTACCGGCACATCTTCGGTTTCTCCGTTGTGGTAGTGGATTGTTAGCATGACTCAAAAAGTTTAGAAGTTGGTCACCAGAGAAAGAGTCGAACTTTCAATATCTATGCGTCCATAGAAACCGGATACTCTCCGGCGGGTCTACCATTCCCCTATCTGGTGTTACAAGAAAGCCCGCTCCGCGTGTTGAGGCATCAAAAGAGCAGGCTTTCCAAAATATTTAGTACCTAAAAGATTGTATTAAAATCGCTTGACTATTTCATGATTTCTATCGGTTTGTTTCTCCCTGCCGGATTTTCCGGACTTTCAAAAGGGTTTGTTTCTGCATAGCGCCGGGCATCATCCGGCATGTTTCCCAAAATTTACATTCGGCAACGTGTCTAATCATTACCGTAAACGGCCGTTTTTCTTCCCCTGCGACCACCACGACCAGGACACAGGCATACACACGGAAGATTTACTTTTATCGCTTTGGAAGTTGCTTAAAAAGCCAATACGATAAACCCGGTTTGTTTCTTAGCCACCGACCAACAAACCAGGCGAAAAAGGAAGGCCAGACAAAGACCGGTTTTAACTCCCCCACCGATAAGGATTTACATTGTCTTCACTACATCCAAGAATACACACCCAAACATTCTAAGGTGAATAGATGGGTTATGTAAGGTTTTTACGGGACTTGTCTGGCAACCTCAAGTGTAGGCTGATTGATAAGATGACCGTTTTCCCATATCTGAATCGTAATCAATGGCGATTGATGGGATAATTCCTTTTCTCGCTGTTCACCCGCTGATTTCGCAGCCGCCCAGCTATTGCCAGCATAAGCGATAAGCCCCGCCATGCTGCCGGCAAGATCGTATTCAACGATTGTAACGTAAGTGTTCATAATGGATCAGTGGGTTAAACGCGGACCTTCATAACAACCTGAATGAAGTCAACCAGGCATTTCCAAACAGCATCAATTTTTGTAATCCCTTCGCGGGAAAAGATGTGCCCCCATTCGCCTGTGTGCTTTTGCCCCTGAATTTCACAGTATCCATCTTTGATCAAAACAGAGTATGAGTCATCCTCGATTTTTTGAACCGCTAACATGAGCCAATCCCATGATTCGTAAAACCTAAGACCGCATATTGGAATATGTATTCCCACAGTCATTCCTAATTTCTGCTGAATGCCTGAAACTTCCATACCGGTCCACGCGCCGTAGTGTGGATATCCATTAGGGTTGTATGGATTGGCTATTCTTCCTCCCATGAATTTAGCAATCACACAATTGCCGTATTCAATTTCCGTAAGTTCTTCCATTGATTTACCGGCGTTTAACAACAAACTGTTTATCAAAGGACTTTTGAGCAAGCCACGCAGCCCCAAAGAAGAGGGCCCAAAAGATCAGAGTAGCATAGAGTAGTTCCATGAGTGAAAGAAGTTTAAGTAGTCATATATTTTTTGAGCTTTGCGGAGACAAAATACCGAGTCTCTTCCTGATTCCGATCTATCGGCAACGGGCTCCCGTCGAGCGCAACAACGGCGTGTGAAGAAATCTTAGCCCCAGTAACGGCATTGAAGGCTTGGCGGGATTCAACACAAGATATTTTATCAAAATGCTTTGAAACCAACTCTTGTAGTTGGTCTTTGGTTACTTCTACAAGTGCTGCCATGAGTGAAAAGGGGGTTGAATGTGAGTGGTTAGATTTCGGTTGCCTGCCCAAACATTTGTTCGGCAATAGTCCAAGAAATACAAAAATGTTTTAACGTAAAATTTCGCGTATAAGCCACGATCTCTTCGCGGCCTTAGTGATTGTGCCGGACAATACAGAAAGCCCGGCGTGGCTTGGATTTGGCGGGGAGAAGTCGATTTAAGATAGTTGCGGAATATTCACAATGTCCCATTCTATCATGTCTTCTACATCGTCGATGAAAATTTCGGCAGAAGAGAAAACCTCCGATACCTTGCGTTCGATACGTGAAATACCCCAGTCGTCGAATAGATCGTTTCTCAATGCTTGTGCAAGAAAGTACCCCTTCAAAAGCGAAAGATCGTTAGAGATACGTATGGACGTGATTTCTTCCGGCAGGATGTTCCGGTATACACAAGATGCATGACCCATATTTTCATGGCTATCATCCATGCATACTTCGCTTTCGTCGATTGACACTTCAACAACAACCAGCCGGCAGTCTTTTGATGTTGCTGCGGCAAATTTAGCGGATTCGGATGCAAACCTGAAACCAATTTGTAAAACCTCATCCTGATTCAATTCGTCATCTTCGCGGCATTCGTATTCGACCAGTTTTTCGGAATCCCAAAGGTAAACAGCATCCCGTGAGCAGGACCAAACTTTAGTATCATCGCAGACTAATCCGTTTTCGAGAATGAAAGGAAGGTTATCGGCGCATGTTCCGTGGAAATATGTCTTTTTCATGATAATGAGTAGTTAATGGTTAATCAATGTTTTTCGTGAGCTTTGCCGGATTCGATCCGTACTACCGGTAAAACCGTAGTGCAAAGCCCTGGTAAATGGCTGTTATGCGAGGTCAGGGTTTATTAAGGTGCCTTGTTCGGAATAGATATCGTCCCCTTCATCTTCCAAGTAATCAATAGCCTCTTCATACGAGCACCCTACACATTCCATGTATTCATGTGCGGCTTTATCTTTGGCTTGTTCGGCAAGTTCTGTGAATTTGTAGCGTTTCATGTTGGTTTATGGGTTTATGGTTATTATATTTGCGTCACTCATTCTGCCACGATAGGAGAAAGGAGTTTCAAAGCCCGATGCATCAAGACATGTACCGGGCTTTGCGGTTTTAGAAACTGTTTCAACCTTTCGGCCATCATCAGATAGGGCACACACCCTATTACAGTTCGCGTAATGTTGCTATGAAACACACAGGCCGGAGAATAACCGTAGCCTATCGTTGCCTTACGCGGGTGTCCCTCACCTAGCGGCCAGCGGGATTCCGGTACCGCTGATTATCCGTCTTACTCTGTAAAGCCGAGTGATAAAGCTATCAAAGACGTGGCTTACTCTACTTTTTGCGACATTGCGATTGTAGTTGCAATATGCTCAACTGTCAACGTTTGTCCCATGAATTGGTGAGTGGCAAGATAAGTGATCTTAACAACCTCACCCTGGCTATTGGTAGTGGTCAGAATATCCACGATAGTTTCAACATCCCTGCGGATCTTTTTGCCGCGCGTCTGAATGAACTGATAGCCGATAGGGAATTGAGGTGTTTTCATAATTGAAAGTAGAGTTAAGTACTTGATTCTCAAAAAGCTGATACGTTGCTGCATATGTGCGGTGCGCTCTCTGTATCACTGCCGGATCTTTTCATTTCCGTTTGTCTTTCTGATGATGTAAAGATAGGCAAAAACTTTAATATACAAAAACTTTTACCTAATGTTTTTGATTTATTTTTTCGGGGATGGGTTAGAGGCAATAAACCGACCTCACGGCGTTGTATTGCTTAATATTCGGGATAATATCGCGTATATCAACATCCCATTTAAAGGGGCCTAACTTATCGCTTATATCCTGAGCAAGCCTCTTTGCGCTTTTGTGGTATCCATGCTTTACCGGTATATCCGTGGCCTCGTGTAGCAGATAAAATTTATAATCACCATCCTGTCTTTTAGAGCAATACAGAGCAAGCCCAGGGATATTTACCTCTATCTTTTGAAACGGTCTGTCGTATAGTTGAAACCAAGCGTTTGCTTGCTGCATATACGCCGCCCAAATATCGAATTCTTGCTTACACTCGGTCATTGCCACAAACATAAAGCTAGTTTCCAGGTCAGTAACAAACGCGGTTTCTGGCATTGCGTAGAAAGATGGATTTGGTTTAGTAGACATGATTGAAAAGCATTTAAGAGGTTGAAAGTGATTTTGTTTGCTACCAAGGGCGCAAAGTCTAGGTTAAAGTTGAATAGAAAGTATGTAGTAGTCTTTTCCGCTGCCCTCGTGGAAAACTCGGTTTGCGCATAGTTCATCAAAGTTAGAATCATGCAAGAATCTATTCCAATCACACTTTTTAAGATTGATCCGGCAAGCAGAATGTGTGTATTGGTGAGTGAAAGAGTATCCTAATTTAGTTGCCAGCGACAGGAACTTAACCCGCTGTAATCGTAGCCTTTTGATTTCTTTTCGGATCGCATTCATTTGATAAATAGAGGTTTAAAGCGTAAAAGAAATAACAGAAACACCTTTGTATTCAGCCACATCCAAATCCCTCCACAATCCCCCATACAACCGATACCGCGCAGGACGCTGCTCAACTTCAATAGAGTGCCCCGGACGAATCCGCTGAACCTCCGTAGTAGCTAATTTCACGTCTACGGCTAAATGAGTGTTGTTGATAATGGTTTTCATTGGTGAGAGTTGTTTATCAAGTGAACCTACCGCCGAAGCGGTAACGCACGGTTTTCACGCCTTAATCACTATATCTTGGTAAAGCCTCCAGAATAAGGACCGCGTCCATCCCACTTCTTACCGTTGAGATACCAATCACCTTTGACTTGCTGGATATACACCCCAGGAATGCCATTTAAACGCTCTTTGGTAGTATCAGAGAACCAACCGGCATTAGAGATAAAGATATCGCTACCCTCACGGTAAGCAATCAGATTTCCATGCAAATACAAGCCTGATCCATCAGAAGATGTATTGCCCATAGTAAGTTTTTGACCAGTTAAGAAGGCTGAAACAGTTGCGGTAGTTACTTTACGTGCCATGATTTCTAAGTGTTTAAGTAGGTTGGTTTTGTGATTGCCTTAGCTTCATATCAAAGGTAAGAATAAAGTTTTAATATGCAAAAGTTTTTGCCTAAATATTTTCAAAATAAATATGAAATAGGCAAAAACAGGCATATTTTAACAGGCAAAAGTGCGTTTCCAGTGAATAGGGGCACTTTTAGGGGTGCAAAGTGGTGTATAAATAATTCAGCAAAATACCGAAGGCATCAAGTGTTTTCCCGGGAAAATCGGAGACTTTCAAGCAGACCTGCATACAAAAGCACTAAAATATACCAAGCAGTATTATACATTCCCAGGATAACATTGCACCTAAAAGAAACCACGTAATTCTACTTATAAGACGCGCGCGCGGAATGGTACTTATATAGACCAGCGGACTACCATATAAGCCCCGTATATGGCATTGGATAGGGCAAGGGACTGATGTGTGTACGTAGGAGTATAGAGACGAACAATAAGGGCATATACAGCAATAGAAGAGAATCAGACAAGAATATACTTTGTATAGTGGATAGTAATGTGCCATACAGTACATTTTCATGATTCGATATACGGCAGAAACAGAGGGCTGACAAGGAAGTGGCAGGATCAGGGATTTTTACACTTTTTCGCCCCGTTTTTCTCTATGCATGCGGGCGAATCAGGATACCTATGCGAACACACCTATGAACGCCCCGGTTTTCGCGGAATAATACAACGGCCTTTTGTCTCCCTTGTGCATTTTTGCCTATACATAGAAACGGCTTTGATTAGTACTATTTTGCACTATTCACAGACACCTGCGCCAATGTATAGCAGGATCATGCATAACTAACTGTATATCAGCTCACAACAGTAGAAAGTCTATTATGTAGTAAGTAATAGAACGCACCGTGGCCTGATTTGCTTTGCGCCGCAGAGGACTTTGGCAGGACCGGTTTAGGGGGGGTGGGGGTCGGCCGATTTGGGCAATTGGGAATTGTACACAAACTTTTCACAAAAAACGCCCTCACGGGCCTTCGGCCCTTTCCTGCCCTCTGCCAAACAATCCAGCGATCACCCTGTCACACCAAGCAACCACAGCAGATCACGTCTCACACGCAAGAAAACAGGCCAATCCAGCCATTCTGCTTTCATAATCCTGACTAACATCCATAATCCACCTGAGAATCCGTATCTTTCGCCAAAAAACTCGACAAACATGCAGAACACAAAGAAACTCTCACTTTTTCAGGTTGACCCTTGGGATGGTCACTGCCTGAGTATTTGGTATTGGCGCACTTACCGCTATGGTAGATGGGATTATACCCGAACGCTGAATATTTCGTGGATGTGGTATTGGTGGCGCAAGAATGGTGTATCTTCCCAGTGGGGGTATCGTAACAATGGGGCCAAGAAGTCAGATGGCGACACCTGTCTTGATCAAACACTCTCCTTGGGGTATCTTGTTTTCAATCATATCAACTGGAATCTGCAAGGTGTTTCAAAGTCTCAGATTTGATTTGCGTAACTTTTGTCTCGACATTTTGAGCAAAAACACTTTTTCAGTATTGAATTTCGTAAGTTTCACCCTAAAAGCATTCATTCATGGGCTTTATCACACTCGACAGTGGCCATGTAGTCCACGCCAGCTGCTTACCGCCACTGAATCCTCACGGAGGCATTGAGATTGTCTGGATTGATCCGGAAACGGGGAAGATTCACACTCTCGTAGAGAAGACCGTTGATCTAGACGGAGAGGTAGTTGACCTGGTAGACGAGCATTTCTGGGATTTGATCTGAGCCTTCTGCTATCTTTACATAATTTTCGTAGATTTTCATTTATACTTAGACGCACATTCTCCTGGGGTGTGCGTCTTTTTGTTGATACCATCGGTAGTACCGATAGAACCCATTCAAAACCGGAGGTCTTTATACGCAAAATCAAGGTGGCCAAAAATTTTCCGGCAGAAATTGTCCCTCACGGGCTTGACATTAAGTTAGAAATTGTTACTTTTGATTGAACATTAAAAGACGGTTGATTATGTTGTCAGATTATTCAGACGAAGAGTTAAGAGACGAGTTGTCTCGACGACACTCAAAGCCAAAACATCTACTTGATTACTTTGCGAATCCAGAGGACCTTTACTCGGCTCATGGACTTACACTTGTTCAGACCTGCGGTGCGTGTCCGGAGCAATATGATGTATTTCGTGGTGATGAACAGGTCGCCTATCTACGGCTAAGACACGGATTTTTCCGGGTTGATCTTGGAGAGTGTGGTGGTGAGATTATCGCTTCTGGTCATCCAAAGGGAGATGGGTGCTTTGAGCCGGACGAAAGGATGCATTTTATGCACCGGGCACTTAGAGCAATCATTTCCCGCATTCATCCAACAATATCAAGTAAATCATGAAGTGTTACGCCCTAAAAAGGAAAGATGATGAGTGGTCTGGCAGGTGGGAGATTATTGGTATTTACTCAACAGAAGAATTGGCCAACGAAGCCATGAGAAACGCCGCAAAAGCTATGCCTGATTTCTGGAGTTTTCGGATAGAATCAATGCCTTTTGATTGGATGTTTTTATCACACGAATAATGCGCGACACCTTCTGCATTACCTACGGGATCGTTTCATTGTACCTGCTATACAAAGAGCGGTTTTTGGAATACGGGTATTTGACATTGGCTTTTACTGGTGTTTGGTTTATTGTTCAAGAAATTCAGAAGAAGAGATGAATGACCTCATATACGAAGAAACTCTCTTGGAGTACGATGGGCCGCTCATAGCCGTTTACAGAGACTCTCTGGGATGTCCGTATATCCTATTCTGGGTAGATAATACCGAAACACAGAATGTATGGCTTATTTTGAAGATAAATCAAGAGGCATTGGATCTTTTCTCTGGCGGATCTGTTGGGTTCAACTGGATTCTTGAAAGTTTCGGTCATGATGCCGATTATATAGATATTGATTCTGTGGGCAAGTGGAGCAACAGAAGAAAAGTGAGCCAATTCGAAGTGATAAATTTCATAAGTGTGGAGGATTTTTATTTATAACCATATGAACCGTAAAGACTTTTTCAAAACATTGCTTGGCGGGGCTGCTGTTGCAGCTGTGGCGCCGGAGATTGTGAGTGCTGAGCCTACAAGAAGGATGGCGAAGTTTGTTCCGTTCCCCAGTGGGGGTGTTGTTAACTGGTCAAGTACGGAAGACCTGATTTCTGCCACAGAAGCCAAGATTGATCACATTGCTCTTAATGAGCACTTGCGAGTAGAAGCAGATAGGCGCAGCAAGATGATTGAAGAGGCAGTCAGAAAGTGGAATTCGGTATTTGAGGAGCACAGAAAAGAACTTGACGCTTTATGAGTAATAAATCAGTAACCCTCGAAGAGTTCACAAACCTGTTTGATCCGCCGGTGGGAACATTGATCTACTGGGGTGGATATGAGTTCAGACGGGAAGAATCGGGTTGGTCTGCGACTGGCCTAGCTTATGATACTATGGATGGCCATCATGGACAGTTTTACATGACCGGAAAAGTTGAGCCAGAGACCTTCCCGGTAGAAGGCCGGTTGCCAGACGGCACCAGTATTGTGTATGATGTACCTTACAAGATGTTGAAGTAAATTTATAATTGAATATTGATCAGGTGGCGGAAGTTAGACGCAGCTGTTCACTGGCAGTGTTGTATGACCCAGCGATGGCAAACGCGAGAAGTCCAGTAGAAGCTCGCATCCGAGGGGACGAAAAAAGACAATGCAGGTATTAAATCCTGCCCTGATCAATATTCAACAAAACTATCACAACCCACTCCATGATCTCAAACTTCCACCGCCAAATCTCCGAACACCGTCAGTACTTGCTGACATACGCCAAGAAACTTTCCTGGCAAGACCAAGAAGCTGCTGAGGATCTTGTGCAGAACACTTACGTCGCGGCCATACGTTTCGAAAGCACCTTTCAGCCCGGGACAAACATGCGTGCCTGGTTGAAGACTATTTTGTACAACGATTTTGTCAACGGCTTCCGCCGGCAAAGAAAAGAAGCTGGTCGTGTTGACTTTGATATGGTCTACTTGGGATACCAGGGGCCATCGGTGATTCCGCACAGAGATGAGGTAGGCGATGAAGTAAAGCAAGCAATCGCTAAATTGCACCCGAAAGACCGGAAGATTGTGGTAATGTCCTTTATTCAGGATTACACCTACGAAGAAATCGCCAAGGTTGTCGGAATTCCGTTAGGCACCGTTCGGAGCCGGCTTCACAGAAGCAGAAAGATATTGCAGCAGTCGCTGCGAGAATACCAAAGAGCAAGTTGAAAAGGTTTTGAGGTTTAGGAATAGTCAGCAAAGGCCGGCCTCATTGATGTTGGCCTTTCTTTTAACATCAAAAACATGCCAGAAGAGATACAATTGACAAAAACTATAAAATGGATTGATTTTGCTTTATTTCCTCAGAGTGTCATGTTAGCTAATGGGTACTCCTATGAAGAACTATTGGCTAAATTTGGCAAGAGGTTCCCTACATGGGTGAAGCCTCTTGAGGAGCACAAGAAACTTTTCGACACCTGCTGGGGATTTGTTCACCGACACCAGTGGACAGATAAAAACGGAGTAAAAAAGTGCCATTATTGGCTAATAATTAAAGATCCTTTTGATTTCAGCGATGAAGCCATGTGTAATCTGGCTCACGAAGTGCTGCATGTGGTACAATTTGTGCTGGCAGACAAGATCAACCGGGATGACGAAGTAGAATTTGAAGCATATTTTCACACATATCTGATGACAGAGTGCCTGAAGGCGCTCCGAGCTCCGGTAAAAATAAAATAATATGGCACAATCCACGAAATTCAGGTTAGTCTCACAATTGTTGACGGAACAGAAACTTAATAGTCATTTCAGATACGATGGACCAATGTCTTTCCCCGCGAATGTATACGACTCTCATAATCCTGAAAATGATCTAAAAGATGGAGATGTAGCCTTTTTATTGCACTTCATGCCAGGATCAGATATTCAGCAAATTTACTTTAGGAGTTCAGACGAAGCGGAGGTTGAGTCAATTGTCGATTTAATTCAGAAGAACTACATAAAATAGCCATGAACACTACACCACATGACACATTAGAGCAAATATCTGTATACGACCGGGTTTTGACCGGATCGGACGGGAATTTGAACGATCTCAATGAACACATCTTGATTTGGGGCTACTCAAAGGACATGATCTGGCGCGACAATCGCTTCAAACAGATGGCCAAGGTCACTGAGGAAGTCGGGGAGGTCGCCGGCGCCCTGTGCAAGGACAATGTCGACAACTTGAAATCGGAAATCGGTGATGTCTTCGTCACTTTGGTGCTTTTAGCGGCCCAGAACGGGCTTTCGATGAACGAATGTGTCAGTGCGGCCTACGAGAAGATCAAGAACCGCCAGGGCGAAATGAAAGACGGTATTTTTGTTAAAGCGGAGGACTTATAAGCAACTTTTTGTTACCTTTACTTCACGGCGTGACCACGAAGGCGCGGACGAAAACTTATAAGTAAAATGGTACAATCAAAAATCGGTTTGGTCCTGAAAGACGGGCAGCCCGTAATCAAAATGACCTGTGTTGATTCAGAAGAAATTGTCGACACAGTATTCAAGATGTTTGCAGAGAAGTTCGGACACGTCTCCACGCTTTGCAAAGTAGATGTTGAATACAACAGAGACGGGCAGAAGATTTTCTTCATCTCCCCGGTCGCCCCGGACGATCTCGCAGAAACATGCAGCAAGATACTGGAAGCCCAGCCGCGTGTGTCTGGCAACAAATTTGTTAGATACGAATCAAATGGGGTACAGCTAACCGGTGATGGCCTGCCAATGCCAACTACCGATCGCATAGCGGAATAAAATTTTATAATCAACCTATTCTTCACGCAACTAAGGCTACTCTGATTCGGGGTAGCCTTTTTAATTAACAGAAATTAAAGTTAGATTTGCTTACATTAAAATAAACTCTCATGATCATCACAGAAGAACAGGTACTCGAAGACATCAAACATTTACTGGCCCATAAAGAAGAGCACGGTATCGCCCCGACAGATCAAGTTACCCGCAAGGAGCTTGACACCTACTACCAGAACTTGGTAGCCCAGGCACTGAACAAACTCTTCGTTCAGAAGAAAATATACGTCGGGCCGACGATGAACGGCAAGTACATCAAACTCAAAGACCCGCAGTAGTGTTATAATAGAGACAACTTTTGTTATCTTTGGCTGACATGCAATTAATAACCCAAGGGATACTTTAATGGAAAAGCGCAATAAGAGGCAGCCCTTCATGGTTCCGCGAGAAGAGAACAGAACAGTAGTGGAGTTGTTTGAATACGGCAGCAAAGGTGACCGGGTCAGCAAAGGGAAGTTTGAACACGACGACTTGATTGACGCGGACCTGCCATCCAACATGAAGATGGTTTCCCGGTTCAACGGAGGAGTGCTTCCGAAATACGAGAACTTTCAGGACTTGTACATCAAAGGGGTTCAATATTTCAAGTGGGCCGTCGAAAATCCAATACAGAAAACAGAATTGATCAAGGGCGGGGCGATGGCTGGATCACCAGGCACCATAGATGTACCGAGGCCATGGACCATTGCTGGTTTGCGGACGTGGTTGGGCATGGGTTCCAAGATATACGAGAAGTTTAGAAGTGGCGAAGGATACGAACAATTTCACCCGGTCATTGAGTTTTTCGAGGACTGCATCAGGACGCAGAAGTTTGAACATGCTGTGGTGGGTATTTACAACGCCGGCTTGGTAAGCCGTGATCTTGGATTGGCGGATAAAACAGAGGTCAAAGAAGAAATCAACATCAAGGCGCAGATCATTGGGATGAAAATTATTGCTGATTAATGGAGAGCACAGATAAGGGGCAGATCATAGAATTCAGGGCCCACGGGAACTTAAAGCAAGTAGAAGCGTTTAAGTATTGGACGGATAAGTCTACTTACCATATAGTCTATGGAGGCAGTAAAGCGTCGGGCAAGAGCTTTTTAGGTTGCTCTCTTATACTTGCCGACGCCCTCATATATCCCGGAACTCATTATTTCATAGCCAGAAAGACACTTTCTGATCTTCGTAAGCACACTACAACTTCCATAGCGGAGGTGTTGAATGGTTGGGGTATTCCTAGCAACATGTACCGGTATAACGGCCAAGACAACTTCTATCAATTCAAGAATGGCTCAAAGGTGTATTTTTTTGGCTGCGAACCGCGTCCGAGCGACCCAAAATACACCAGATTAGGGTCAATCCAGATGACACGTGGTTGGATCGAAGAATCAGGAGAGGTTGAGGAAGCCGCCAAAAATGCCTTATCAGCTACGATAGGTCGCTGGAAAAACGAAGAATACGGGCTATGGAGGAAGTTGCTGATGACTTGTAACCCAGATAAGGGCTGGTTGTACAGCGAGTATTATGAGCCATGGAAGAACAATTCACTTGATAAGGACAAGAAATTCATCCAAGCCCTCCCAACCGACAACAAAATGCTGGATGATGGCTATCTCGAAGGTCTTGAACAAAGCTTGAACTACAATGAAAGACAACGTCTCCTTCACGGCAACTGGGAGTTTGATGATGATCCATCGGTGCTCATCGACTACGAAGCCATCATGGACATTTTCAGAAACTTCAGTGTTCCTCACGGAAAGAAATATATCACTGTCGACGTGGCCCGTATGGGAGGAGCCAGAATTGTGTGTGTCGAGTGGGACGGATATCGTGGTCACGTTCGCAGCTGGGACAGAGCCGAATTTCCGGAGACCTTGAAAAGGATTGAGGAATCCAGGATGAAGCTGGGAATCAGCCCCAAAGATGTACTGGTCGACGGTGATGGCATGGGTGCCGGCCTGGCCGACTTTGGCAGATACAGTGAGTTCAGAAACAACTTCCCTGCGGTTCCATCGAAAGATCAAAGAAAACGGAGGGACGCCAATGGAAATATCATCAAGGAGAACTTTGACAACCGCAAGTCTCAGATGGGGTTCTATATGTCAGACTTAATTAACGAAAGAAGGGTGTTCCTCACCTGTGAACGAGAGGAGGACAAAGTGTTGATCCGGCAGGAACTCGAACAGGTCCGGAAGAAGCGGATGGATTCAGATATGAAAAATGCGCTGGTGCCAAAAGAAGAAGTGACCAAGCGCCTTCGACGCTCCCCTGATTTCTGGGATGCCATCCTGATGCGTCACTTCTTCGAATACAAAGGTCAAGTAATTCAAATCAAACAGAGAAATGGAAATGACAGAAACCTCTTCCCGGGCCTCCCAGACCGTCGCCGGTGGGAAAGGGCTGAATACAATCGATAAAAGCAAGCTTCAGATCAAGCGCTTCGGGACCAAGATGACCCCGGAAGAATGCTTTCGTTTGTTTGAGATCATTTTGGAGAATAACAAGGAGCTTTATATGCATGAAGCCTATGAGATTCTGGAGAACCACTGTATCGAAGAAGGGCTTCTGTTGAGCTATTCCAACTTCTATGCGTTCAAGAATTCTTATTACCGGAGAATACACAGTATGAACAAGGTGGCAGTGTAGTTGTCTTGTTCGCTTCCTCGTTGTATATTTGCCAAGTAACCTTCGCAGACATGGACAACAGGCCGGCCAGAATAACCAAGAACATCATAGCTTTCCGGGGCTCCTCCCGATCGATCAAGATCAATTTTCCAACTGGCTATGATCTCGCCGATTTGTCTGTATCCTTCAAAGTAGACCGACTGCCATATGACCTGCAAATTATCCCAACTACTTCCAATATAACCGGATTTACTCAGGTAGAGATACTGCTTTCGGCAGAACAAGTCCGTTTACTTCCCAACTTCATTGATTTCTACCTTTTCCGAGGAGAAGAGGCGATTCTTCAAGGCGCCATAACGCCGCGGATGGGAGGTGAAGATAATGTCCCAGACGATGGGGAAGTATATGAAGTTATCTTGTCAGAGGGAGATATTACGGTAGTGGAGATAATGGGGCTAGATTTGGTGACAGCGCAGGTAACTATAGCCACCCAAAAAGCAAATGAAGCGTCTGTTAGTGCTGCCCAGTCTTCTGAATGGGCGCAGGTATCACAGGATTTTTCGGCATCGGCTCAAAGCTCAGCTACTACGGCCACAAATGCTAAAAACCAAGCGCAAGCCGCACAAACTGCTTCGGCTCAGGCTAAATCAGATGCGGAGGCGGCGAGGGACATAGCTATTCAATCCAGGCCATCGAGGATTTCCACATTTGCTACAATGTTGGCGCTTTGTGTAGCTAACCAACCAAGACTATTTACTGTGGCTTCTGACGAACTTCAGGGAGACACTAATGTGCCCTACACTTGGGACGGTGCTGTTCTTTTGGAATATGGATTAACACCATGCGACACTCAACCTGTCATATAAATGAGCTTTTTCACTAAAACGGCGCAGGCAATTGGGGAGTACCTGCAATCCGTTAATACACCAACATATGACCCGCAGATATCCGGTGTGCTAGATGACGGCACTAACGAAGGCTCAATACGCGCTAAACTTGTTACTGGCGAGCTGGTTAAAGTACCGTTGTCGGCCATTGATTATTCTACGGTTATTTCTGGATCGGCAACTGTCTCAGATCTTTTCAACATTTACACCAACGGGGACGGCACGGGTCAGATAGTTAACATGTCTACGGTAGCTGGGCTGGGAACAAATGCATGCGCATTAAGAACCGTAATTTATGGCCGGGTGGTTGGCGTTCGATACAGAAGAAACTCTTCTACGCCTGCTTTTTCTGTACTGATTGATGGCACTCCATACGGGGTTCCAGCTTACAATACCGCTCCACGCTTTACCAACTCTTCGGGCCCGGCAGATAGGGAGGCACTTTTTATTATCGCCGATGACCTTACGGATACTGCTCATAGTGTTGAAATTGTTTTGTATCCTGACGCATCTGTTGCTAAAACACTGATTGTTTACGGGTTCACTGCTGAGCGCCGGGCGGGGTATCTTCCTGCTGACCGGATCGATGTTATTTATAGCCAAGGGACTCTTACGAATGCTTCGGTAGCCGTTCCAGGATCAACGAGCGTTCGTTCTATAAAATATATATGGTATCAAAATACAGACTTAACTAATCCACATAGAGTTACAGTCAATTTCAACAGCGTGTCTTCTTGGTCTAAAATGATTGCCGCAGGCGATACCGAGATACTTAGAATATCTGAGGTAGGAGCAACATTGAGCGGGAACAGCTCAACATGGAGTCATTTAGCTGACGCGAATAGTGTGGTCAAGTTTACATGCATAGGTAACGGATAATGAGAAAGCAGCAAACCAATCCTTCGCGCAAGAAGATTTACCCTATTCTCGCGATAGGTCACAGTCAATCTGATCCAAGAGCTACTTACGGCGTCCCTCCCGAAAGGATGTGGTATAGCTTGCTTTCGAATCATTTGAATAAACTCGGGTGTCTGACGATTCCGAAGGTATTTGCTATTAGTGGTCAAACGGCAGCACAGTTTCTAGGAAGGTCGGATGTCTTTTTCATGTACCCTGAAAAGCCAGGCATTATATGTCTGGATGGAGATGTGAACGGCCCAAATGATACCGAGACCGGAACTGCACAGGCAGGATCTGCTAATACTATCACACTACGATCAGCAGCCACTACGGTATTAAATTCATTCGTTGGCAGTGTCATTAGTATAACGTCAGGCACTGGATCTGGTCAGAGCAAAACCATAATTAGTTATTCGGGGACAGGTCAGATCGCAACGGTAGACAGCAACTGGTCTGTTACTCCAAATAACACATCGGTTTATTCCATTGCCGCACCGACGCAATCAGCCATGCAGGCCACTCAACAGGCGCTCATTAAAGTAGCAAAGTATGCGGTAGTGGGATACGGAGCTGGCTTAGGACTTGGGGTTTCTCTATGGAATCAATCACAGCTCCCACCCAATGGGTTTCCTGGACAGAGGTTTGTGATTATGCAGGATAACAACAACGGTTCAGGCGCAGCAAAAACTTTATCTACCCAGCACGATAATGTCGCAGGTAATTACTCTTCTTCCCCTATTCAATCGGTTTGGGAATATCGAAACCCACAAGCTGGTGTAGCTGGTTGGGGCCGGGTGGCTATTAATACTACGCCCACTTTCTCTGAGGGGGTTTCGAAGGTGATTATATCGGGTAGCAATTATCTAAACTATTCATCTGGCGGGGACAACTGGAATCCAAATACTTCGTCAGGAACACAATACACGCCTTATGTATCAGTAAGGGCAGCTAGTCTTGCGGCAGCACAGGCCGAAAGTGTTATTTACTGTGACGACTACGATTACTACGCAAAACTGATTTGGGGCGGAACGTATGAGGGACAAACGGTAGTAGCCGAAACCACGCAGGGCTCTAACTCCTGGCACTACACGGCAGGCAACCAACACCACAACCAGTATGGTCATGAAGTGAAAGCCAGGGCTGTGTTGTTAAAGATCAATAATCAATCTAATTGGATCACCGATTTAAGCAGTTAATATGGACACAAAACTAGAATTTACAACTGACTTCCTGATTAGTCGTGGATTTTCCGAGAAATCACAGGGCTATTATGTATCGCAAGATGCTCCGCACGGGGCTGAAATTTATGTGAACTACTATCCGGGAGATGTTTCCTTCGGGATAGGCGGTATTTCTTTTGTGGTGCCAGATTGCACGAAAGAGGATCACATTGACAGATTGATCAAGTTCTTGAATATAGGATAGCGATGCGCGCGCTAGTCTTAAAGATCGCTATCTTTCTTTTATACTTTCCACTTCTGTGTCATTCTCAGGAGATAAGAGAGCGCATCCCTGACAGCACCTACACTGCTGGATGGATATTGTTAACACAATAGCCACAAAGACAAAGTTAGATTTGTTGTCTTGACATTGCTTTTCATGAAGTTATATTTGCTTCCAGCATGTAGTCGAGTTTCCCTTACTGTATTATCAAGGCGGTAGAGACGCCACTTTGATAAATACAGTTTCTCTCGAAGCCCGGCTACTTCCGACGACATGCTACGTAGTCAGAAACGCTAATCCAAATATATTCATGGCAGTCACTTTATATGCTTGTCCAACGCCGACGGCACTCCCCGATGTAGACCCACCAGGTTGCACAGTACAATATGGCAACATCATTGCCGTAGCCTTCCAAATAAAGCAGGCAACTCCGTCTTTCGATGCCACCACCATTAAGGCCCAAGCAACATGGACTCCGCTTTTAGCGTCCACTACTGCTACTGGCATCCGCTTGGTGCCTGCCAACAACTATACTACAACCCCAGGGGAGGCTATCACTGAGGGGGGTAACGATCAGACTACTTTCCGTGGCCGTAAGAAGCTGAAATATGTAGGGTACACTGACGTGAACTTTGTGATGGAAGGTGTGTCTCCTGCGTTTGCAACATCCGTTCGTGATCTTACCAAGTTCAGTGCACAGGCCGGACAGCGCAGCGTACTTCGCGCATTCTTGTTGACTGACGAAGATTATGTCATTTCCGCCAGCGATTTCAACGGCCTTGATATTCACGCATTGATTGTGATGGATGCTACCCAAGGCGGTTCTTACAAGCCAAGCAACGACTATGGAGTGATGTTCAGCCTTGACTATGGCTGGTCTCACGACATGATCGGAACGAAAGCCAGCTTTGACGTATCACTGCTTCAAAACCCATAACCATGGCTAAGAAACAAATAGAGCCATCGGGCCCGGAAAAAGGGTTCACTCGCCTAGAGAAAACAGGTCCAGATGGTGGATTCATTGACCTTCCTGAAAAAGATGCCAAGCGTTTGCTATCTTTGGAAAAAAAACTAGGTATAGAGAATTACGTTTTACCAGCAACAGATGGCGACCCTGGATCAGAATCAGATACAACAAGTATGGGAGAAGCCGAAAAATAAATCGGCAATTGATAGGGCCGACCTGGATAACAAGAGACAGTTGTTCCATGCGCAGCTATCAGTTGACAGAAATGATTCGAACTCATACCTGAATACGTATCTTTCATGGATCAGGGGGATTCTCAATAACGACGAGAAATTCTATAAGTTCGACAGCCTGCTTGCCTTCCCATTGGCATCTAATCACCTTATCAGTAAGGCGACAGATGAATGGAACAAGGTTTTCAAGGCTCAGGACCGGGTAGAAGAATATAATTTTACGGAAGATGAAGCGGCGATAGACTTCCAGGCGTTCCTTGACAAAATTAATTTCCGCGCTACAATCGAACAGAACCTGTTCACCAAAGTAAAGCAGGCGGTCAATACCATAGCGGTAGTTGATATTCCTGTGATTACAGAGGGTGTGACAGGACTTTCTGAGCCATACGTTTACTTCATTGAAACGGGCCGGCTCAGGGATGTAGACGTTGACCATTCAGGTGCCATCAAATACGTGATGTTTGAGCGCGGCAAAAAGGGCGATCCTGATCACCGGGTAGTGTTCATCGATGAGGAGTATTACCGGGTATACCGGTTCCCCGAGAACTCAGAGATGTTGATTTTGGAAACAGAGTCGGCGCATGAGCTCGGTTATTGCCCGGCTGCGTTCTTGTGGAGTGATGTGGTTGATCCGGATAACCCGATCCGTAGATATAACTCCGTGTTGGAAATCTGTGATGTGCTGGATGAATATGTGATGTGGAAGACCTTTGGGGATCACGTGGATCTCTATTCGTCCTTTCCGATCATGTGGAAATACAGCAATGAGTGCGATGACAGTGATGTCGAAAAGAGCCCATACGGAGTTCCCATAGAATACGATCAGTTTGGTCGGCCGATACGGAAGACTCAAGATGATTACATTGGGCCCGGACATCAGATAGACTTAACATTACCAGTCGGCGAAGGGGCAAACATGGGAGTGCCTGTTGGATTTGTTGATCCTAAGCCGGCGCTATTGGAATACAACCAAGAGAAACTCAGAAGGAAAGAGGTTCAGATTATCAAGCACCTTACCGGTGTCGACAATGAGATCCAGAATGAGAAAGCCTTCAACGAATCGCAGATCCGTTCTCAGTATGAGACAAGGCATTCAGTGCTCCGGTATTGGGCTGAGAACATGCAGGCGATCCACACGTTCCTTGTGAGCACGATTGCAAAGCTGCGATACCGGGATGTGTTTGAAAGTGCCACGATCGACTACGGGATGGATTACTTCCTGTACGATACGATTACCGCGGATGTGGATTACAAAGCAGCGAAAGAAGCCGGACTTGCTCAATCGATCATCATGTTCCGCAGGGAGATCGTTCAGCAGATTGAAACACGCAACTCTCCGAACAAGAAATCCAGACTTGACCTGCTCATTGAACTGGAGCCTTATGTGGATGTTGACCTGAGTAGAATTGACAAAGGAATCCCGGAATACGAACTAAAAGCCAACTTCCAGCTTTACATTAACAAATTTGAGAGGGAGAACGGGGATATAGTCAGATTTGGCAAGGATATTGACTATGAGGATAAAATTGCACTAATACTTAAAACACTTTACGGATATGTCAAAGAAAACAGAAAATACCAAGAAAGCAACAGACTCGCAGACCCAGCGCTACGGCAACCTGGACAAGGAAAAGAAGTACCCGTTTCCAGCGGCGTGGCTTGATAAGGATGTTGTTGTCGTGAAACAGGAGGCTTTGCGCGACATTTATGGCAACGGTCAACTCGTGGCGATCCCACATGCTCACCCGGTTCAGGTTTATCCTAAGCAGACCTATGATGCATTGTCTATCGTTCCGGTAGGCGCCAAACAAAATGGCTTTGCTGATCAGGGACTGCAGGTGACTCCGCTTCACAGCACTTCCGAGCCCGACGAGGACATCCAGTGGGCAACCAATCCGCCAGCGGCCAACGTAGCGCTCACTGAGTTCGATGAAGCAGCCAAGAAAGCTGTTGCCATGGTAGAGAAAGGCACCGACCAGACTCCTGCCGAAGAGTTCAAAGAAAAATCAGACGAAGCTGCCAAAGAAGAAGGGACTTTGGTTGACGAGGATGAAGAAATTGCCAAGGCTATCGAAGCTGAAGAAGCTGACAAAAAGAAAGCCAACGGCAAAAAATAGTTTTCACTTAAATAATCGATTACATGCCACTTAAAGTAAAGAATGAAGAAGGTGTAGAGATTGAGGTAGACCTTGATCAATACGCCGATGACGTAAAGGCCCACTTAGAGGGAAAGGGCCTTGTATGGAAGACCCAAGCAGAGCTGGATGCCGAATGGAAGGCCCGTGAGACAGAGACGATCAACACGACTACCAAAAAGGTTCACGGCGAATGGGAGGGTAAAGTAGAGGGTATCGTAGGGGAGAAGCGCCCTGATGGGGTTAAGGGTCTTGACTGGGCAACCGGTCACCTGACAAAGCTCAAAGAAAAGGCCAGTACTCCACCGCCGGTAGAACAACCGAAAGGTACTGTTGAAAGCGATGCCCTGAAAGCACAATTGAAACAAACGCAGGATGAACTGGCCAACTTCAAGTCCTCTATTGAGAACAAGGAGAAGGAGGCCAAGAATCTAGCGAAAAAGACCGCATTGAAGTCTTCGATCAAAGCGCTGAACCTGTTGGGAGATTCTCCGGCAGAGAAGGCAGAAATGGCAGCGGGACTGGAAACCATTATTGGCTCCAAATATCGGCTGGAATTTGACGAAGATGGAGACCTGGCCCTTTATGACGGGGAGAATCTAGTGACAGATCCTGACGCAGGGAATGCGCCGATGAGAATCGATAAGTTGGTGAAGGATAAGTTCAAAAACTTCCTTGCGGCCCCGAAAGAACAACCAAAGCCAACCGGCGGCAGCGGCACCAAACAAGAGGATGTAGGTGGCGTTACTTCGGATGGTACCCAATTCTTCAAGGGCAAGTCCCGAGATGAAATAAGGGAGAAAATGCAGGCAAAAGGATTCATCATGGGGTCACCGGCATACAACAAGGTGATGGCCGAGTCCTTGAAGCAGAGTGGGCTCGAGTAAAAATTGCTACTGCCTGGGGAACTTTGACGACGACATGCTAATCGATTGTTAAAAAATTAACACAATTCAACCCATGGCATTAACATTAACATTGCTTGAAAAAGCGGTTCAGCCGTCTACCGAGATGATGCAGTCCTTCGAGAACCGTGTTCCGAAGGACAACGTAATCAATGCATTCAAATCTGGTACCAATGCTGTAATCGACCCACAGGCTTACATTGAAGCCAAAGCCTCCCTGCGCCGCCCTGTTGACATTGCGGTGGTGAAATCAGAGTCGTACTTCGTCAATACTGTACGTGAGATGAACCCGACGCCGAACACTGTCAGCACCGCGAAAGTGCCTTTGACATTCGTGACAAAGACATTCAGCTTCCAGTTGTCTGAGCCTCTTGCTGCCGACAATTATATCCGCTACGAACGTCTGTTCCAACAAGCGGTTTTCGATGGTGTATGGTCTGCGATGATCCGCGACAACACCAAATCCTTGGAGGTTACCGCGATCTCTTACCTGGAAGCCAACAAGTGGGCAGTTCCGCCTACCTCCAATGTTCCAGGCGTAACTGTTGGTACTGGCGCCTACGAGATGGACCCGGATGATTATATCATCAAAGCCCCTGTTGTAATGCGTGAGCTGAATATGTTCCCGCGCTTCATGGATATTGGCAACGTGGCATCAATGGCCCGTCAGCGCGACATTGCAACTTTCGGACGGTACAACAACCGCAACTTGGATCAGTACAATGACCAGATGGACTTCTATTACTCGAACCGTATCGCGCCGACTTCCGGGGCAACCGAGACGCACTTCGTAGTCCCTGAGAATTCACTGGGCATCCTGAACTGGGTGGAATGGGATGCGCGTAACAACACGCAGACTGACACTGGTCGCTTCACTACTGTTCAAGATCCGTACTTCGGGTTTGACTGGGGTGTGTATATCACCAAGGGCCGTGCTGATCAGAGCGCGGATGGTGGCGTAGGTTTGGAGCGTGCTTCCAACATTCGGTACGACTTCGCGGCATCCTTTGCCTTCGTTTCGCCGTACTCTTCTGTTGCCGGCACATCTCCGATCGTGAAGATGGATCTCGTAGAAGTATAAAATAATCAACTTGGGGGTATCGCGAAACACGATATCCCCGCAACACTTTGATCAGATGAAAAAGATTTTGCTTTTACTTTTTGCTTTTACGGTCACTATCGCAACTGCATTGGCCCAGGAAATACGTGAGGTCTCGTTGATCTCTGAAACAAATGCGACGTTGACAGACACGGTAACCAACACCGGGGTAAAGATTGTTGCAACACCGAACACTCCTGGATTCTGGGATTTGGCCGGCGTCAGCGTGACAATCACCAAAATTTCGGGGACGGTAGCTGGGGTAGCCAGGCTGGTAGGTAGTTATGATGGAACGAACTTCTTTCGAATTGTCCCCACAGACTCTTTGAATGCGGCAAACGTTACTACAAATATCAAGTCATTTGTTGTCACCAGTTATCCTTATAAGTACTTGGGAGTGCAATACACCGGAACTGGTACAATGGCAGCCAAGCTGAACGCTACCGCGATCTTTAAGCGGGCCAAACGCTGATTAACACCTCATTTTGGAATCACAGAAAGATACCTTACTTTTAGGGTATCTTTTTTGCTTTATAAGCCAATGATTTACGACAGAACTAACATCGTAGAAAACTTCCGTGGGCTGATCGGATTCAAGCCTTCATTCGATGCCAGCAACGCTACGGCAAAGATCGATGAGTCATTGAAGCAAAGCCAATCCGGACAGTATCTCAACAGTCTTCACAGTTATTTTACGCCGGAAGTATTCTCCAATGTAGCCAATAACTACGCTGAGTATTCGGTATCTGCATGGTCGAATACGACCGGTTACCTCAAAGATGATGTGGTAATGTATAATGCTGCTTATTATGTGGCACTCAGGGCTACTACTGGTGGCCAACCAGCCTCTTCTCCAAGTGACTGGCAGAAGACCACATTGCTGAGCCGGTGGGTGCAAGACAAATATGATGGCGCTGTGCTGGCCACTGTAGACGCATTGATGGAAGCTAATAAACTAGAAGGCCAAGGCAAAGAATTGAAAGGCAACTTGGCTTTATTTGACGGTGAGGGATTAAAGTCAAACACCATCACCAAATCCGGCCGGTTTGTTGGCTTTGAAATTGACATCACACAGCCAAACATCTCGGTGACGCTTCAGCGCATGGGAATGCAGTTGACTCAGGGAGCTACAGTTCCAATCCACATCATCTACAACGGAGTGGACACGGTGATCAATCCGACATTCAATGGTAATAGCCGATTCAACTACCAAGACGTAACGCCGATTACTTTCTTCGACGGTATGGGGCCAATTCAAATCGGGTATTACGAAGATGATCTTGGCCCCGCCAGCGCGATTTATGTAAATAACCAGACATTCTCTCAAAGCCCTTGCTACACCTGTGGATCTTCGGATACCGGCCGCCGGTCGACATGGGGCAAATGGATTAACGTGACGCCTATTTCTATCTTGGACGACGAGACAGCCGAGCACTACGATACAAATTTTGGGATGAACCTAACGTTTAGCTTCCGCTGCGACCTGTCGGATATTCTTATCCGCGAAAAGATGAGTTTGGTACCGGCATTGAAAGCTATGCTGAAAGTTACTTTCATGGAGGCTATTGCTGCGAATGTTCGTAACAACCAGCAAGCCGACCAGACGCAGGTGTTGGTTTACAATCAACTCAGGGATTACCAGCATCCATCAAATCCATACACCGAACTTAAAAGGGCAATAAAGGCTTTACAATTCGAGTTCAGCAACATCAACCCGGACTGCTTGCCATGCAAGACAGGTGGCATCCGAATCAGGCACAGGGTAATATGAGACCGGAGAATTTTAATTTTGCCAGAAAACTAAAATCAATCAACCTACGGGCTATATACAGGAATGCAATTAAAGAACACGAGCGCGACATTCTGGACCTTCAAAAAGAGCAGATGTCGGCAGGTCTTGCGGATCAGGGCGATGATATTGAGCCAGGTTACCGCCCTCGCACGATTGAACTTAAAAAGGCAAAAGGACAAGAAACCGATCATGTGACGCTACAAGATACCGGAGCCTTCTACCGCGGGCAGTACGTTAAGTTTGCGGTAGACCACTTTGAGCTCACGTCCCGTGACAGAAAGCGTAACAAACTGGTGCGAAAATACCATGGTAACCGCGGCGGGGATATATTCGGTCTTGCCCCGGAAAGCAAAGAAGTTTTGGGCGCCATGATTTTACCGGACATCCAAGATGAATTCAGAGACAGACTTTTAAGCCAGAGATAATATGCCTTATTCATCACCATCCGTAATGGAAGCAACCAGGGCCGACGTGGGCCTTGACAAGGCATTGAAGTCTTTGCAGGCATCGTTCAGCGAAATTGACTGGCTGGATGGCAAGGTGTTCCTGCGGGCTTATGTGGACACATTTCCTGATGTGACTGGTGACGACAGGACTTACCCGCAGGTTTATACCGGAAATGGCGAATACTACAACGCCTCCATCAATGACAACTTGAGCTGCGCGATGTTCTTCCAGGCAAAGGGGCCGGAGAAGGTAACCTATGTAAAACCAGCTAACAGCCGGATAATCCAATACGAGCGGCCGATGGCGGTGTTGTTCTGGTGTAACCTGCGCCGGCTGGCAGATGAGTTCTCGCAGGACTACATTTACACTGAGCAGATCAAGCCGCGGTTCATGGAGAAGCTGGCCAGGCATAAGAATGTTCGAAGCATAGACCAGTACTTCGATGAGCCCATGGAGATCGTCTTCGATGGCTTCACGGTATTCGAAGAGAAGCAATACAACAAATTCCCGTTTGCCGGGATACGCATCAATTTTACTATTCAGTACGACGAACCTGTAACACCATGTTGATTCATTTAGCCGAGTTTCTTTTATTTGCGTTATTGGCCGGATTTGTTAATTGTGGCGTCTATATTGTCACATTGAAGCAAAACATTTACCAACGCCTCAATATCAGGGAGTGCGCTTTTTGCCTCATGTTTTGGCTTTCAATAGCCGAGTTCTTTTTGATCTTTCCTTTCGGTGCAGTACTTTATTGGATACCCATCTCATTGGCCTCGGCGACGATAGGAAGACTTGCAGCAACCAATTTATAATATGAAGACGATTACATGCGGACCTTACACGTTAAAGATTTACGATTCGATTGAGAATATCCCGCCGTCCCGGGAGTCCCTGATGCAGCAGTATCAGCTGGAGGAGTTCGGGATTGGTCATACATGGGAGTCGATTGATAGTCATCTGAGCTCTCTTTTGATGGCTGTTCACCAGAATGATTTAACATCGGTGTACCAAGAGGTAGAGAACCTTAGACTGAACTATTACTCCATGGCTCAGGGATACAATCCGGAGCATCTATCCTGGCTCTGTTTGATCCAGTCGATCGACGGGGAGCCGTTCACAGATATGTCGGAGGAAAACCTGAAAGAGTGGAGCAAAAGACTCGGAGAGCAGGAAGATGGAGAGCTGGCGTGGAGGCTGGTGTTCGATGAAGTAAAAAAAAAATTTCCAGAGAACTTCGAATCCACTTTCCTGAATGGACCACTCCAGAACGCAGCCTGAGACTAATAAAGTCGTATTGGCTTGCCCGTATAGCCAACGTTGTAAATCCCTCGGAAGAAACTGCGGAGAACCTAAACCGGGCGATGGAAAAGCTTGCAAAGCAAAACACGCCAAAGAAGTTCACGGAGGGGTCGGGTAATGTATTGGTAGACCATCAAGCTTCATTCGAGAGGCAATGCGCCATGATTGAGAAGCATTTTCACATCAAGGCAAATGACTTAACTTTGTACCAATTCATCAGCAGACTGGAAGCGATAAAAGAAGATTTGAAATCACAGTCCAAGAGCGGGCTAGTTACCGAACAACCAAAGTAATGGCAGACGCATTAAACAGAAACAGTTTTGTCAGGGTATACAGCGGCGCAAGCAAAATAAGCTTACCGGTCATTCCTTTGCGTGAGCCAGGACTCATCAGCCCGCCGATCATATTTGTGCCGGGGGAATCTCTGTCTTTCTATATTGCGGCGGCGGTGGGCGGCGGTCTTACGTTGACCAACGGTAGCGGCGGGTCTTTTGGTGGTGGAGGTTCGATATCCAGCTTCTCCACTACGCCAGAATATGGGACTCATAGCGTAATGAATGTCACAGTGCCTTCGGTGCCTGATGGGACATATAAAATGACTGTAGGTGGCATGGAGTCCAACTATGTGGAAGTAATCAGTGATGTGGCGCTGGCCAATCAGATATCAGCATTCTTTGAGGTAAGTCACAACAAGCCCATTGATGTATTCAGGTATCCATACGCCGGCGAGGGGTATAAGCAGAAGATGCGCCTGCGGCTTACGGTAGTCGACATGCAGCCAGAGACAAACATCGACGGGTACGAGGCAACCAACACCGGAAAACAGCGGAACCTACAAGGGGTTTCCAAGAAATATGTGACGTTCCAGACGCCGGATTATCAACTGGAAGACCATGATGCCATGCACGTTTTAAGCCTCCACGACAACATCCTGATCAACGGTAAAAGCTATATCCGCCGGCCCTCCGGATCATACAAGATGAGTCCGGCTATGGATACACCAGTCAGCAATGGGGAGTTCAGCTTATACGACAATGAGAACACATTTTTGTTAAGGTGCTAAAAACACTATATTTACCGGTAATCAATTAACTCACACCCTTTTCATCTAAGTTAAGGGTTTTTCTTTATAAGAGATGGCCGTTATCAAAGGGCAGGACATTGTTGATTTTGACGGCACCGCCAGAGAGATTGAAAAACTCGAACAGCGGTTCCTGGCTTATGGTAAAGCTTCGATTGGTATCATCGAAAAGATCACCGATGCCCGCGAGAAAGATATCGAAGCTGTTAAGCGACTAGAGGCCGCCCTGAAATCCATCAACGTCAAAAAGGGCGGAGGGGATGTTGGTATTGGATCAGTCGGAAAAGACATCGACAAGACAATATCTTCCATTGAGCGCTACAAGTCCATTTTGGACTCTATGGCTGATGTTTCCGCTCTCAGCGAGAAAAGTATAGCCGAACTGAAAGAAGGGGTCTCTGCTCTTAAAAGACAATACGACAACCTTGATCCTACTTCAAAGGATTTCGTTGCTGATCAGCAGCGTATAGGTAACCAGGTAAAAGTAGCCACTCAGGCTATCACTGCTCAAAGCCTTGTCATGAAGACAATGGTGAAGACGGCCAATGATGTCAATAATACCTACAATAAGCTCAGCCGGGAGACGGCAGATTTAAAGAATCAACTTCGGAATTTACCAGGTGCTTTTGATTTGGTCACCGGCGCCATCAACAAGAATAACGCGCAGGCTGTAATCTGGCAGAAGACTATTGAGCGAAATGACGCTGCATTGAAGAAGATGGATGCCTCTATGGGCAACTATCAGCGAAATGTCGGCAACTATTCTTCTGCGTTCAAAGGGCTGAACCTGTCAATTTCTGGGTTAATAGCCCCGATTCTTGGGGTGTCCACCGCTTACGAGGCTATGGCCAAGTCAATCCAGATCATCGACCAGATGACCCGGTTGAAACTTGGGCTAGAAGCCGTATCATCCAGCTCTCAGCAGGTAACCCGCCGTTGGCAGTTTTTGGCAGAGCTTGCTGATCGGACCGGTCAAGACGTTGAGAAGCTGACAGAAAACTATATTTCATTTGCTGGCGCTGCACGTAACACCAGCCTTGAAGGGGCAAAAGGAGATGCCATATTTAGGGCATTCTCGAATACTTTCGCGGCACTAGGGAAAAGTAGTGACGTGGCCAATAGGGGGCTGTATGCTATTCAGCAGATGATCTCGAAGACAAAGGTTAACTCAGAAGAGCTCAATCAGCAACTGGCCGAAGCCCTGCCAGGCGCGAACAAGTTATTTGCAGATGCACTGGGTGTCAGCACGGCCAAGTTAGCCGACATGATGAAGAAAGGGGAAGTGTTGGCGATCGACGTTCTTCCAAAAGTTGCCGCGGCCCTGGAGAAGACATATGGAGAGAGGGCTCAAAAGAATATTGAAACAATATCTGGTAGCTGGAGCCGGTTAACAACTCAGTTTAAATTATTCCTTGACGATCTCAACAAAGACAATGCAATCTCTGGATTCTTCGCCAGGCTCAATAACGGAATAGCTGATGCAATCCGGAACATGAGCGCCTTGCGTACCAGCAAAAATGATGTGATTGGCAGAGCTCAGTTGCTGGGCCAGAATCAAAGTACAGGGGCAAATCTCGTGGGAGCGTTTGTTCCCGGCATCAACCAAGGCAGGAATGTTTATAATGCTACTCAGCAGATAGGCGCAGAAAATGCCAACATCAAGGCTCAGGTCGATAAAGTACAAGCCGTATCTGACAATAAAAAGCGTATTGATATTATCATGCGTGAGCAACAGGAGCTCAAAAAGGTTACCGCAGCATTGAAAGACTGGGAGGAGCAAACGAGTAACACTGTTATTCGCACAGAGGAAATGCGTGCAAAAACGGTCAACCTGAATATTGCAGTCGACAGACAAAGGAGGCTGGTAGAAGCACTTGGACAAGCCGAGATAAAAAGAGCCAATACGGCGAAAGAAGTAGCACCCAAAGATGCGCCGGCGGAGCCAACAGATCCAAAATCGTCTAAAAGAGTCCTTACTCAATTCGAAAAACTTGTCAAAGAAGCTGAAAAAGTCCGCGGCATAATCATCGATGATCTACTCGCCGACCAGAAGGCCGGACGTGCTTTGGAGCCATCTGATGAATCGGTTGAGAAGTTCAACAAGATCTATGAGAGGCTGCGGGAGATCAATAATATCATTGGAGAGCAGATGCCATCCAATCTCAAAGAACTCTACGACAAAATCAACAAGACTCCTGTGGATATCGCCGGGCAGATACCTATTATCGGCATGGAGAAGCAGGATCAAACGCCTGCGGGCCCCGCTGCCTCTACTGGGGAGTATATTGATCTAACCAAGTATAATGCTTTATTGAAGGTTCATCAGGAAGAAAACGAGCTTCTCCGGAAGAAAGTAGGAGAGTACGGAATCCTGAAATACGTAAGCAAAGATTATACTGAAAAGCTTATATCGGAACAGCAGAAGGTTCAGGAGTTAGAAAAGCAATTGGCTGTCGAAACGGTAGAGGCTAAGAAGCAAGCCATCAATGAGGAGCTTCAAGCTGAAAAGCAGAAGTTCCAGCAGATCATGGAGTATGCCAGGCTAGAGGCCCAAGGGAAAAGAGAAATCTATGAGCAGTCATGGAACTTGGCTCTTGAATCCGCCAATGCAATATTTCAAATAGCGCAGGACCAAAGAGCTGCTGATCTGGAGGCCAATCAAATGGCAATGGAGCACGAGTTATCACTTGTACAAGGTAATCAAGCAGCCCAGGACCGTATCAAAAAAGAATACGCCAAGAAAGATCTAGAGCTCCGCCAGAAGCAAGCACGTCTCGAAAAAGCACAGGCGGCATTTTCTATTGGCATCAGCACAGCCCGTGCTGTAGTAAACGCATTGGCTACCGGTGGTCCTCCGTGGATTGGTATTGCCCTGGCTGCAATTGTAGGGGCAATGGGTGCAGTTCAGCTGGCTGCGGTACTTGCCAAGCCGCTTCCACAGTTCTACAAAGGAACCGACAACGCTCCGGAAGGTCCGGCATGGGTTGCTGAGCGCGGGCCGGAGATTGTGGAATCAAGAGGCAAAATGTCGTTGGTAAAAGACAAAAGTATCATACCTCTTCGCCGGGGGGATAAGGTTTATACCGCAGCAGAAACAAGGGCGCTTTTAAGTGGATCTATGAGGGCCGACAGAGTAGATCAGGTATTGTCCCGCGGTATTGCGGCAGAGCGCAACAGGGCAGAAATTTCGGCAGCACAAGCTGCGATCATTGCCAGGCCATTGGGACAGCAAATTGACTACGATAAAATGACCAGTACATTTACCAAAGCTCTCGACAGCCGGCCACTTCATCAGACCCTTGTTGATGAGCAAGGCATCCGTCACAGACACATTCGTCAGAACAGCACAACCACATACCATAACTCCAGATTCTCCCTTAAATAATGCCAGTAACAGACATCATATACGACAACTGGGGTAATGCAACAGAAGTAGACCGGCTCTACGACGAAATGGTTGTGACCTATGAGTTGACTACATCGGCGGGTACTTTTCCCATAGAAGAACCAGAGGGCTGGGGAAAGGTGACATTCATTCACAAGAGAGACAAGGATTACTACGGGTTCAACTATGAGTTTACTGGAACTGATTTCAATCTGATATTTGATTGTGACTCAGGACTTGATTATGTAGAGGCCGAGTACGCCCTGAACGGGAATGATGGTGAAGTGATTTTCCGACGAATCCTGAGCGCTGGGGCCACTGAGATCATTGAGTACGAGGGCCGGCTGAATTTGAATGAAAGAAAGCGGCAGGACTATAGCGTAGAATGCTCTGTCGAGCGAAAGTCCCTTCATCAGCAAATCAACAGCCGGCTGAGCTCTAAAATCAATCTGTATTCGACAGAGGACTTGGATCAAAATCCGGTATCCGCAATGCAATTGATTTATGTGCTCATGCCTGGGCAAATGCTCTCAGAAAGTTTTAAAACCTCTCAGACGGTAACCAAGCAAGAGGATTTTACTGAGACTCGTACAGGCGATTCGCTTGCGTTCGCGTTTTTTGATATTACTGATCCAAAGCCAAATACTATAAAAGGCTTTTTGGGGAGTACGCTGGGAATTTCAGGAGATGCAGATGCGATCACCAGCGGGAATCATGCCATATTTGAGTTTGAGGCCAACGGAAGTTTTGAAATTCACGTAGAATTGGATTTTGAAATTTACATCAAAATCAACCCACGGTTTTTGGCTGGATTCAGGGATTTGGATATGGTCCAACTTTGGGTCGAATTTACTATAAAGCATGTCAATGGTGATCCCGATTCCACGTTGGTTATTTATGAAAGCCCACTATATCATCCCAACACAAGGGCATTTACAATACCGCGGGTACAGGTAGATGAAAGTTTCTTTTTTGAGGTTTCTGATGGTGACATGATTAGCTTGTATGCCAGAATCGGATATGCTCATGGGGCCAAGAAGCTCAAGTCCGTAAATATGAATATCAAACAATATAAGTCTATTGTTGAGATTACAGGCAGCTCCGAACAGGCTCCATCGCTTGTATTTGTCGCCCCTATTAAAACAGCAATGAATGCCCTTCTGGAGCGGGTTACCGGAACGGCAGGACTCATTCAAAGTACTTTTTATTCTTGGCAAGGCCCCGACCAAGCGGAGGACGGATGCGGATCAAACAGGGTTATATTTAATGGAGGAGCTCTTCGTGGAGCCCCGAATGATCAAATTCCTCTCACCACTACTGTTAAAGACATGCTGTCGTCAATGGGAGCGATAGACTGTATAGGCATGGGGTATGAATGGGATGCGGATGGAGAAAAAGAGGTAATCAGAGTAGAGCCCGCAGAATATTTTTTCCAAGATGTTGAAATAGATTCGATAGATACTGTTTTTGACTACCGAGAGGAGACCGCCAAGGATATGATCTATAACCGACTTGTGTTTGGATACGATAAATACAAAGAGGAGGATGAGTATAGCTTCGATGAGATCCATGCTGTTCATGAGTATCAGACTCCGATAAAGTCAGAGAGCAATGAGTATACTCAGATGAGCAAATACAATGCTTCTGGATATCTGATAGAAATAACCCGCCGCATCCAATTTGAAGATGACCCAAATAACTCCACTACATACGATGATGATATTTTCATACTTCATGTGATTGGGGATTCTAGTGAGCCAACCGGCGGGCCATGGCATCCAGTTAATGATGAGCCTTTTGACGATGTCACCGGTATACTTGATCCGGACTCCACAGTGAACCTAACGCTTACTCCTAAACGGATGTTAATGGCCCACAGCAAGTTTTTGATGTCTTCTTTGATCTATAAAGATGCTGGTCAGCCGATCAAGTGTACCTTTGTAAAGCAGAACAAAGACTTCACAACAACACTAAAAGCTGATTATTGTCATAGAGGAGACGAATCTTTACTTCCGTTGCGGGCTGCTGATGACATTTTGATTGGCGCCTTTCGTCCGGATCTGGACGGCATATATAGCCCTGAGTGGGTATGGTTCAAGTGCCGGATGAGTATGACCAAAGTCAGGTACATCATGAATGCATTGCGGGGCCTGAGTGAAGATGGAAATAATTATGGTTATATTACCTACTCAACAGACAGGGTAGACGAAGATGGAGAGCCGATACTTGGCAAAGGGTGGGTTTACGAAATCAGTTTCAACAGGGACGTTGAGGAAGTTTCTTTCAAACTATTAAAAAAAAAATTCCCTTAGAGATGGGTGATTGCTCGGAATACGCCGATTGGACGTTCGAGATGTTCGAAACGCGGCCTGATACGCCAGGCGACTGGATAGAGGAATGCCGATTCATAAACTTTAATTGATACTATGCCGCTTTCGTTAGGCCCGCTGAAAATAAACCTGAACGACAAATTAAGGACCGGATTCAGGGTAAAATATAATCTCCTTGTCGACAAAGTGATCAAGGATGGGCAGGCTTATACGTCAGGCATAAAGCTGATCACCCACGACGGCACTGAGATTGAAATAGACATAACCGAATTCTTCTACACAAAAGAGGCTATCGATGAAATGTTCTTCATTGATTATGCCACAGAAGAAGAAGCCGGGAAAATACGTATTGCCACTATCGAAGAGGTTCTTGATGGTGAAGACGACACGACTGTTGTAACCCCTTATAAATTATTCCAGATGCTTAATGGCATCAGCGGAAGATATGTTACGGCCGGAGAAGACTTGGTTGCGGGGGATTACGTATATCTTACATTGCCAGAAGAAGAGGAAGAGCCTGATCCGGAAGAGGAGCCGGACTTGTATCCTACCATGGTAGCATTCAAAGCTATCGCTACATCCAGGGCCACAATGGCTATGGGATTTGTTGAAGAAGATGCATTGGAAGGGGATGAATCGGCTATTAAGTTCTCTAGCAATGTAAATACATACCACACAGATTTAATACCTGGCAAATACTATTATCTGTCAGACGAAGACCCTGGCGTACTCATTCCGTCGCCACCATTTTCAGCGGGCTCTGTAACCCAAGTAGTGGGATATGCAATCTCCAACTTGGAGATGATGGTGGAAATAGACAAGCCGGAAATAAACGACACTACGCCATACGACACAGACTTTCCTGATCTGTATTTCTTTGTAGGAGAAGAATCTACCGAGTCTATATATCTCCCTGATTATATTTTAGAAGCCTACGAAGACACTGTATTCAGATATGAATATGTAGACCTTCCAGAATGGATTACGGATCATGTGGTTGTTTTTGACAATGCCAGCCTCACCGGCAAACCAACGGAGGTAGGGAAGTGGACTTCATATCTTGAGGCGATCGATGAGGATGGAAAGGTATTTAAACAGCCGCTGATTATCTATGCGATAGAGAAATCTGTTCCGGATACGGTATTGTTGGATACGACCACCCAGCCAGGAGAAGAAGTTGGAGCGATACCCGGCGCCTGGCCTATCCCTGACAGGTGGAACCCTTTGACCACAATAGACATCCAGCACGATGAAATAAGCATTCAGATCGTCGGAGGCGGCCCTGATGGACTCAGCGTGAATGAGAAATATACCGAGCCGCTTCTTGACCCGGTAGAATCAGGAGAGTATCTTGGTGATCCCTATAACGGAGGTTTCGTTTCGTTGCCTGGTGTATACAGGATGATTGTCTTGGCCTACTACAAAAAAAGAATTGTAGTTGAGGCGACGATCATTTTTACGCTATATGACGAAGAGTATCTTGGTAAGGCGAAAATAGAGCTATACGATTCTGTCACTGACACGCTTATAGGGGAAGTGAATCCAGACGGTAGTTCTACTTTTATAAAGCCGGCCAATGGATTTGACCTGAAATTCACTATTGATGGCAACTCTCACTCAGAGGCGACATTGTCCTTGCTTTCTGCTGATGAGGTAATGAAGGAGCGAAAGATAGGGCCCATAACGCCCGTCGAAGATGCCGAGTATTTCCTTTACAATGCAGAGGCTCCCATACAGCCATCAGGAGATTACCAGGCATCTTTGACAATGAAGCTGTCGGGAACGCAAAATTACGAAAGGGTCACCCCATTCTCTATCCTTGAAGAAGAGGTAAAGCCAAAAGGAGGATTGATATTAGTGAGGATGCTTCCCAATACAATCAATCATGAAGTTATAGGGGAGCTACCCAAATCGGGAGGAGAGTTTGACTTGCCGGATTTGCCAGGGTGGAATACGCTCTCTGAATACGAAGGCGAAGAAATAGACTTTGAAGAATGGTTTAACTTCGAGAAAAGGAATGGGTCTTTGTTTGAGTTTGACAGCTCACTGTATACTGGCAAACCGCAGGCTATCTCTTATACTAAGCCGGTAAAGAAAAGCAGTTTAAGGACGTTTTGGAACAAGGGGTCTGGCGATATTAATTCTATCCATAAATTTCCTTCATCATTCAGACAGATCGTTCGAAGAAAGGTTGGTGGCATTAACGGCAAGGTAGTCGACATTCAGATGGCCGACTTTTCCTTTCGTGAGCCTCTGTCTCCGGCAGATTACTCTGGGTTAAGGTTTTTGATTGACGACGCTGCCGGGCTTACTTTGATCGATACGAATATGCCTAAAACGGGCAGGGAGTATCAAATACCGGTCGCGCCGGCAAGATGGACTACATCTGTCAGATCTTTTGGCGGTGCATCGTTTAACAGGGTTAGAATCAAACTTCGGAAGTTCATTGGTGGATCGTTCGTAACACTTCATCAGTCTGGTATTGATTATCTGTACGATATCAATCTGGGTGGATCGTTCACGGAACTTGACAATGATCAGGCCACATTATTGACCGCACTGATAGGTGCAGGGGAACTTCGGTATGCCCTTGATCCATCCAATGTTCAGCAGGTCATTGATGAGGCCGGAAGATATGAGGTGAGCTACCTGGGTTACTTGAATACTACGCTGGTAGGTACTTTGACTTCTGATTTTACGCTCATAGATCCAGACGAAGAAGAGCCGCCTATCGAAGAGTGTTGCGGCAGTGGAATGTTTGTGGTTTATGCGGGAGAGGGGTTGTCCGAGGTTGTTGACGACAGATTAAAAACACTGAATGTTGAGTACGACAACATAGGCATTGGTATAAACGGAGCTAACCAGCTGTATATAAAAGCGGTGGATTTCGCCTTGCTGGGAGAGTTTATGCCAAGAACCATATTGGGCAACATGAATGTCATTGCTGGCAATGCATACATGGTTTCGGTCATAAACAACATGTCACTGGCCACTAATTCAAACTTGGCTGATGCGTTGACATCAAAGCAATATATAGACTCGGCACTGACAGGGGCTATCACCGGAACGGTTGGGTATTTACCGAAATTCGGGACAACCACCTCATTGACAAACAGCATTGCGAGAGAAGTAACGGGAACCGTTTTCGTGGATGGATTTTTAGTTGTTGGCGCAACCACGAATGAGCGGCTTCGAATCTCTTCTGATGCCGCAAACCTATATGTAAACTTTGCTGACTCTTCGTTAACGAGCAGATTTGCTATACACTCTCAAGCTACAAAATTAGGCTTTGAGATTTCGGGAACAGAAGTTTTCAGGATTAACCAGTCAACTGCCGATGTAACATTCATCAAGGCTATAACTATCGGCGGCGCCCCGGCTCCATTGAACGTAACCAGCCAGTTATTGTGTACAAACCTGAACGCTGACCTCTTGGATGGACAGCACGGAGCATATTATTTGTCCCGGGCAAATCACACCGGCACTCAGCTAGCCAGCACTATCAGCGATTTTAGCACCGCGACTTTAGCAGTAGCGTTGACAGGGTTATCCATTGTGGCTGGGTCACCTATTACGGCTTCCGATACGATATTGTCCGCTTTCGGGAAATTACAAGGCCAGGTAAATACCAATGCTGCCAGTGTTAGCGGAACCGCGGGTCAACTAGCATATTTCGTCACTAGCTCAACGATAGGCAATAGTATCGCCAAGCAGGCATCTGGAACGCTTACCATCGAGGGTTTTGCTGTTGTAGGGACTACCGCAAATGAAAAGGTACGCATTGCGATGGATACCGCTAACTCATACGTGCAGTTTTCTGATGCGTCTCTTGTTAGTCGGTTCGCGCTGCATTCTCAGCCCACTAAGCTGGGATTCGAAGTGGCTGGTACGGAAGCTTTCAGGATTAATCAATCAACGATTGACGTAACGTTCGTTAAAGCCATCACGATATCGGCCACGACAACGGCTCCGCTTGTGGTAAGTTCTACAATACTGGTGACAAGCTTGAATGCTGATTTATTAGATGGGCAACACGGAATTTATTATCTGGATCGAGCAAATCACACCGGAACGCAATTGGCCAGCACAATCAGCAACTTCAGTGCTACCGTATTGGCCACAGCATTGACTGGACTGTCAATCGTTACCGGCTCAGCCATCACGGCTTCGGATACAATACTCTCAGCCTTCGGCAAGCTTCAGGGGCAAGTCAACACAAACGCATCGGCTGTCTCTGGCACTGCTGGGCAGTTGGCGTATTTTGTGACTGGATCAACGATCGGCAGCAGCATAGCAAAACAGGCTTCCGGCACTATGACGGTCGAAGGATTCCTGGTTGTTGGCGCGTCTGCTAATGAAAAAGTACGTATCGCCATGGATACGGCCAATTCTTATATTCAATTTTCAGACTCTGCTCTGGTAAGCCGATTTGCCCTTCACGCACAGCCTACAAAGTTAGGTTTTGAAGTTGCGGGAACAGAAGTTTTCAGGATAAACCAAAGTACAGCAGACACTACTTTTATCAAGGCAATCAATATAAGTGCTACGCTTACATCTCCACTTGTAGTTGCGTCTACTATTTTAGTGACTAATCTGAATTCTGACCTACTAGATGATCAACATGGGGTTTACTATTTGGATAGGGCGAATCATACCGGATCACAAGCCATATCTACCGTAACCGGTCTTCAGACCGCTTTGGATGCCAAGCTAACCGGTACGGGAACCGCAAACAGATTTGTAGTTTGGACCGGTACCAGTACAGTGGCTTCAAGTAACCTATTTTATAATGGCGGTAATGTAGGGGTAGGCGTCAACCCTGGATATCAATTTGAAGTGGCTGGGTCAATCAGATATAGCAATCAATTATCAAGTACGGTTGCTACTGGAACGGCGCCATTGGACGTTACCAGCACAACGTTGTGTATAAATCTGAATGCGGATCTTTTGGATGGACAACATGGCAGTTATTATCTCAGCAGGGCAAACCATACTGGTTCACAGGCAATATCCACTGTTACTGGTCTACAGACAGCACTTGACGCCAAGCCGGCAGGTTCGGGCACGGCAAATTATTTTGCTCTGTGGACCGGAACTAATACACTGGGAGCGGGCACGCTTCAATATAATGGAGGCAATGTTGGCGTTGGCATGAACCCTGGGTATCAATTTGATGTCAATGGGTCAATACGTTATTCTAATCAACTTGCGTCATCTGTAGCTACGGGTACTGCGCCGCTGGATGTCACCAGCACATCATTGTGCGTAAATTTAAATGCAGATTTACTTGACGGAAACCATGCGTCTGCCTTTGCTTTAGCAAGCCATACACACACTTCATCGCAAATAACTGATTTCACTTCGGCTGTCCGAGGGTCTATATCTGGCAGCGGCGGTATATCATACAATTCAAGTACTGGAGTTATTTCTTATACAGGCGGAACCGGGATCAGCGGAAGTGGCACCAGTGGGGTGATCGCCAAGTGGACCGGTAGCGGGTCGATAGGCAACAGCACAATAACGGACACCGGCACCGAAATTAACTTCGCAAATACAAGATCTCTTGGAGTCGAGGGTCCCGCCGCTATGCGGGACTACCTGCACGTATGGGGATATTGTAATATGGGAACATCTTCTAATCACGGAACCTTATTGATACATCAAGCTAACTCTGGCACTATAAATGCGGCAGCGGCACTTGAAATAAGAAGTACAACCAAGGGAGTATTGTTCCCTATGATGACTACGACTCAAAGAAGAGCCATTAGCAGCCCCCCTGTTGGGCTGATTGTTTATCAGACTGATTCATCAGGTGCCGGTAGCAGTCAAGGATTATATAAACACTTGGGTTCTAATGTCTGGTCAAATGAGGACGGCAGTTATGTGGGAGCGTAAATGTTTGTTCCTTACGTGACTACATTGTCGTATATTTGAAAAGTAAAATAAAAACTCGATAAACATGCAAAAATCAAAATTATTCATGTCTTTAGTGATAGAGACGGGGCTATTGGCCGAAATTGTGTCAAAGTGTAATAAATTAGAGTTCACAGAAGACATAGAACTATCAAAACTTGCGCTATTCTGTAAGGATATGGCCACACATGATATTGGAGACGAGTATAAAAAGCTCTCCGAAGAAAAGCGTGATCTTATGGATAAAATCATTGCCCCGTTCAATGATCGCATTTCTGAGATGACCAATGCAGGTGCCAGTCAGGAAGAAGTTGAGGCTCAAAGTGCTATTTTCAATGCCGAGGCCAACAAAGCGCTGAACTCTAATGAAGACATAAAATCGATCAACAGGAAAATAAGCAAACTGTTTGAAGAAAAGCCAACGTCAGAGATTCCTGTAGTTTACATATCAAACAAAGATTATAAATGTATATTTGATGACACAGAGATGACTGATGAATATATGGGACTGACCCTTACTATGAAGGGATATGATGCATTAAAAGCGTTGGCAGCCAGAGGACATGTAGAGGTAAAGTCGGTAAACAAGCCGTCGGAAGAACTTGTAGAAAACCAATAATATTACAGAGATGAATAACCAGCCGAGAAGTCTTGGTGATTTTATTGCCTTTAAGCTGAACCCGTTTCCGGTTCAGATGATATTTCCAGATTCCTATGCACTTCCGGCTGGCATTACTGTTGAAATATGGAATAACGGGGCAATAATGCCGAGCATTACGGTCCCTGTTGTAATTTCCGGCAACAGCATTTCTTTTGAGATAACACCTGTTCAACTCCAAGCACTACCAGCCAAGAAGGCTCAGTTATTTGTAAAGTTCGGGGCTGATGACTATCGATTTGAGGCGCCAATCATCCCAACGCTATCTGGGTCTACTCCTGCTGGCAAGGTTATAAACGTCTCCGTAGATCTTAATCAGACCATTAGGATAACATCCATTACGGATGACAGTGCCGTTGCTATCTCATCTCTCACAAAGAAGCTGGGTGATATGGTTTCGGCCACGCTGGAAGATGAGGATGTGTCATGGGAGCCGATTGTTGTTCCCGCAACGGCCATTGCCTCTTTAAATGGCGGGGTTGCAAATGGGGCCGCAAAATCAATCGTAATCACTTCTAATCACGGCAGGGGTACTGGATTGCGACAAACCGTGAATATGGGTTCTTTCATTGAAGTGTCCTCTGGTGATATTGTGTACCTGAGATCTTTATGGGTAGAATCCGTGGCGGGATCTATTACGGGCAGCACGTTCTCGGTATCTATGACTGTAAATGGAGAGGCGGTTTATATACAGCCATCCTTTACCAGGCTGGATAGCACGACCTACCAGATTGTTGTTCCTTATTTCAGGCAGACATCTAATGATACAGTCATTCTTAGTATGATTATAGGGCCTTCGGCTCCCACGATCGTCGGTTCTGTTGAATATGACTGGGGTTCTTTGGAGGTTTCTAGCGGTAGTTTGTTGTTCACTCAATTCGGAGAGTTGCAGTCGGATTTGAATTCAAAAATGAAAATTCTCTATCCGTATTACCAAAAGTCGTCGATTATATCTAAATGCGTAGGCGACAATGTGACCAACGAAGCGGCCAGGCTTACGGATGAAATTGGAGACGCCGCTGCGACATCCGGCGAGTTAAGGCTGCTGCCTAACAAAATTATCAGGACAAGCTCTGCTGTTGTAGTACAGGGTCAGGTCAAAATTAGCTGCCCGGAAAATGCCAATTGCAGAGTAAGTCCATTTCACAATGGGGATGGATTTCAGGTAAACACAGAACTACCAGTACACTTTGAGAACTTCGAGATATACAGGAGTCTCGGAAATGCCAATACCGCTACCGCGATCCGGTTTATGACAACTGTTGTCAACAATGGTTCAAGGATAAGAAATATGAAAATCGGTACAGATAAGGGGTTGGCTATTTTCAAAGCAATTGGTCTGGTTATAGAAAGGACCGAATTTACGGGAATTAAAGGGGCTAACGGAGCAGTAGCTGTTGACGAAGCCTCCACATCAACCACCGTAGAAGATTTAGTTCTCAGGGAGTTGTCGTTTAAGGGTTGTACAGGGAATGTTCTCAACCTTTATTCCGTGAAAAACACAATGGTGAAAGACATAAAATACACCCCTGTTGGGTCTGATTATCCAGGCATTTGTTTCAGAGTTTCAGCTTCTACGGCGGGTAGCGCCTTTTCCGATTTGTATCTCGAAAATATCGTTTGTAACGAATTTTTAACATACGGCATATATGCAAGTCTTGCGGCCGGCAAAACGCTTTCCAGAGTAAACATTCATAAGGCTACACTTATACCTAGAACTGGCACAACGCCAGCGCAAATGATGTACCTATTTGGATCTGACGCCAACTCAATTAATGATGTTGAGCTGTCAGGATTCAAGATTTACAATCCCCTCGTGGGCGTATTGGCGCAGAACGTAAATAACTTTGCTATTGGTGATGGGTTGTTTTCTCCGGTAGGTTCCGCAGCTGGACAAAGGGCCTTTTCGTTTACCAATGTAAAATACAAGTTTGGCTCGTTTATCCGTAACACGCATGTAGCAGCAGACAGTATAACAGGAACCTCATCAGCTCTTACGTAATGCCTATTACAATCACCACAGACTCATCTCTCAACAAAGACTTCATTACTGACAGGGCAAATAAGATCTACCCTGTTTTTGTGGATGGAACGCCATATAAAAGATACATTCCCGCAACTACTTTTGCTGCTGGTAGAATCCCGTATTACCAATTTCAGGCAACCGGAGGTACGACCTATGAATGGCGGGTGATAGGCGGCAGCTTGCCGGACGGATTAACATTGTCGCTTGATGGGAAACTATCTGGGACGCCCACAAGAACCGGTGATTTTGCTTTTACGGTAAGCTGCACATCAGGCGCAGAAACCAAGGAAAAAGATTTCAATCTTACGGCTCATCCATGGAGGGCCCAATGGCACGCTGAGCGAAGGTTTGGAATATGGGCTAGTGTCCAGCCCAAGCAATATCCCATTATTAAAACAACAGCAGAAGTAGCTACTTATGAAGCCAGATTAACAGAATATAATGAGGAAGAATGGGCTCAGATCATGTTTGATCACAATATTGATTTAATCAATAACGGGGTATTCACCGCCGAGTCGTTCAGACCCTGGCCAAGCACAACCCCATCTCCAAAAGAGTTCAAGGCTTCAAGAAACTACGTGACGGCCTTGATGAATGCTTGTCATGCAAAAGGGATTAAGTTCATAGGATATACTGCGCCAGATCACTTCACCAACGCCCCAACCTTTCAAAGTGACTTTCCCAGTGAAAGGGTGTATGCAAGCTACGACCCAGTTGGGAAATCAACATATTCAACAAACGAGGCTCAATTTGCCGATCCTTTCCCTTACAGGCAGTACCAGAGCACCAATCCGGCCGATACGGAAACCTATCGCAATACGCCAGAATATTTCCGAGATGGAGCGACCATGTTGGTGGGAAAGAAGCTTATGCTGCGAGAAAACGGCATACGCGTCCCGACGGCCGACTCTTATTTTGCCGACCCTGATGACGTACAGTTATGGCCAAACTTCAACCGGGACATCTGGATTGAGTTATTTAAAATGCAGATAGACGGACTGTGGTTTGATGTTGGAGCCGGAGACCCTAATATTATTCCCGGACTTAACCCTTTATTTTATTTGAGAGAAGAGGTGACTTGCAACATGAGATACTGGGCTCCATGGTGTATTTTCGGAATCAACCAGGGCACTAATGACGCAGGTAATCAATACTTTCAGCCGGAGATTGACTTTGTGGTATATGAAGGAACTGTTCAGAACTTCTTGGCTGAGACATTAATCGTCGGTTTCGAACAATGGAACCAAAAGAAGATATCAATAGATGTGGCCTCTGTTTTGGGAAACACTTTTGTAAGTTCCAGGGTAGGGGATGATGCGGATACTCGCGTTAAAACATCAGCCATGTTCATTGAAAATTTCAAGGCAAATTACGAACAAGGGGCAACACCCAGCGTTGTGATAAATGCCATGGCGGATGGGACTCTAATTAAAGATCCCTATAAACCAGCAATGCGAGAAATTGCAGACTTTGTTGCAGCACAAGGGAAACTAAGCGAAGAGCCCGGGATATACATTGATGGGAATGTCTTAACCATGGATACGAAGCTTGGAGGAACTATTTATTATACCCTTGATGGGGAGAAGCCAACGGCCAGCAGCCAAGTATATGGAGGGCCCATTACATTGACGGATGATTGTATAATCAAAGCAGTCTCTCAGCAGTCCGGGAAGGCTTTAAGTATTGTCAACCGGAAGACATACCGCAATGCATCAAAAAGCTTAGATTGGCCAGACCTGATACCAACCATAACATCTCCTGTGTCCGGTAATTCGCTTGTTAAAGAAACAAGAGCCTATTACAGGGGCATGACCATTATCGTTGGAAACAGACCTATACAGTTGTGTCAGGTGGGTAGATATGGAGCCACAGCCATAGATCGGGAAATAATTGTCCGCAAAAAGGTTTCGGGACAATGGATTCTTCGAGATACTTTTTATGCCACTGGGGCGGTGCAGTCAAACGGGTTTAAATATAGCAATATCATACCCATCAAATTGCAGGCCGGTGGGGAATACCTGATTGCGCTTAAAGAAAACAATACAGACAACTATGCATCAAATTCTATGTCGGCTATACCTCAAACAAGAGGTTTCAGGATTACCGGCAAGTGTATTTTGAACACAGATGGAGAGGTTCGGGCCGTTACAGATGACGGAAAAGGTCAGTTTCTGGACCTGAAATTTAAGTTCCTTAAACAAAAGGTTTCGGACAAAGTAAAAGGAGCGACGGTAGTTTTTAAGCTCAATAGCTCACCATATTCACAATTCGGATATTTAAGGAGTTACTATCCGGGCAATGCTGCTGATGGAGATGTAAATACCTACTCAAAACCAGATGCCGGAGGATATACCTATTATCAGGAATTTGATATTGGGTACCTGACCAAGCTGACTTACATTGAAGTAGAATTTTTCAATGCTATACCTACCGAGATACAAATGAACGTCAGTCCTGTGGCATTGACTTCGACCACGGCATCCAGGCAGATACGGATTGGAACAAAGTTCAATAATTATTCAAACAAGATCCGTTTTGACTTTGCGCCTACTTACGCTAGGTATGTTCAGTTCAGATCAATGAAGCCGGATGGTGCAGGGCAAATTGGTCTCGATGCGATGATAAGGGAGTTGAAGGCAGGGGATTAATATTTTTAACGTTTAAATCTACATAAAATGAGTAAGCAAAAATTAAACATCGAAAACATTCACGTTTCGATCTCCGTCGCTGGATTAGAAGGAAGCGGCGAAAATGTTAAACCAGTCAATATATCTGACTCCTCGGTGATCGATTTTAGCAATATCGATCAAATGGATCGCATCCTGAACGAGAAGCCTTATTTGAAGGAAATATTGCCGACGGTAATCAAAGCAATGACTGAGCATTACGACGCCACGCGCAGCAGCGCCACCAAGTTGAAGGAATCATTGAAAGACTTCATCGCAAACGAATAACCGTTTTGCGCCAACACTAACGACATGGCAAAATCAAACAAAATTGAGGTTACCGATCCTGATTCTAAAATAACTTATTTGATAGATTTCAGCGATGCGGACATTTCCATCTCCGGAAACATAAAGGTCAAGCCAAAGGAGCAGCCCAAGCCGGAAGAGCCTAAGCCAGAAGAGCCGGTAAATTATTGCAAGCAGGGGCCAGAGCCAAAGAAAATCACAAACCCAACCCAAACCAGCTTAATGCTTGGTTGGCATGGAGAGGATGTGTTTGGCTGGGACTGGAAAATAATGAAGGGAGATATAAGTGTCGCCGGCGGCGCCATATCTCCGAAAGGCAACCAGGAAAGGGTTTCATACCCGCAGCTCGACCCGGGCGATTACCGGTTTGTAATGCAGGGCAACACTTGTCAAAGTCAGCCAAAAGGACTTGACTTTACCATACCTAAAACAGACTCAGGAGGCGGTACGCAGCCACCACCGGTGGTAAACCGCAAAGGAAAGTTCCAGATCGTAATGGGAACGACGGGCGGAGGTTTTGACTCAAAGGCCAAGTACGGGATCAAAGAGGGAGAGTGGGAAAACGGGAAATACCATGAAGGATGGCTAGACCGAATCGAGGCGACAAAATTCAGCTGGGGATATGGTATTTCCGGAATTTGTATTTGGATCGGATGGGAGGAATATGAGCCAAAGCCGGGGCAATATGAAGAAGCAGCTTTCCAGCGAGTAATCGACTTTTGTAAAGATCGAGGGTTGACGTTAAGTGTTGCTTTTATGCCACGCAGGCACCGAGGAGATGGATTTATTAATGAAGATGAGATCATCACTGGAAGCGGCGGTACGCAATACTGGGAGGGCGTCTATGAGACAGGGATGGTCTATGCCGGCTATGCAAATGATCGTGTAAACAAACTCATGCAAGGCGCAGTCAAATCCATCGCAAAGCTGCTGAAAAAGTACAACAATGCCTACTACATGGCAAGGACCGGCGGTGGCGCAGGAGAGCATGTCAACTACGTATTCCGCAATTCAAAAGGGATATGGGAAACGGCGGATTTTTCAGATGACTCGCTCCGCAGGTTTGATGCGTGGAGAATTCCTCGTGGCATTGACAAGAGCCCATCTGGAAGGCCGCCAATGATTCAAGGGCCTGGAATAGACTGGCCTCATCCTGATTGGAATAATCCGAAAGGAGAAGAATTTGGTAGATTTACCACATATGGCATCAAGAAGTCGCTAGACAGCTTCGTGGAGGCTGTTAAAAGTGTGAGCGATATCAAATGTCTTTACTTCTATTCGGCCACATCTAACCGGCAAATGCGTGCCACCGCCAACCCGCTCCTCGGCTGGATCGCGGAAAAAGCGGATGGGTTTTACGGAAGTGATGGAGACGGGCCAGGAGATTTGTATGCGAAGATAAAAGTCAACTCGCTGAACCTTGGGCTTTACCCTGATAAAATCTCTTCCACAGAGCTCGATCCGGACGACATGAGCCCTTCCAGGAACAATACGGGGAAAATGCCTGACTACGGACAGGGAGGGCTTCTGTACAACAACTTCCTGCAAATAGCCCGGGATCTTTATTCTCGTGGATTAGAATGCCTGCACTTGGCAATGGCATTCTCCGTCCAAGAGTTGAAAGATTTTGAGCCTACACTGAAAACGCTGAACGAAGAGTGGCTGAACCGAGACTATTTCCGGCCACAAATCACCGCCGCTAACACTGTCGAGGTTGACGTGACCGATAAGTACAGAAGCGACAGGGATTTGATGGATGGAGTCAAAGCTTATGATGTGTACACCAAGTATGTAGGCCCTACATTCTGGGGAGGAGTGCCCCCGGAGTTGGGTGACGGTGGAACTACGGCTCCTCCACCGTCAAACGCTGATTATTCGCCGGTGAAATCTTATCTGGAAGGAAATATTGCCAATTATAATTGGAATGTAATCTTTGATCTCCGTGACCCAGGTAAAGAGCTTTATTCGTTTACGAAGGGCCAGTATGACAAGAGCTCTCGACTGAAAGTAATGTCTCACTCTAAGTTCACAACGGGCGTAATCATCGCTTACTTAATAGACCAAGGGAAGCTTTCTTTAGACACCAAAGTAGGCGATGTGATACGTTCATGGGATCATCCCGATCGCGCTGGTATTACAGTTCGTCAAATTATGGGACACCTGTCTGGTATTCCTGACAATACCGACAACGAAGGTGCCGATACGCTGGAATACTATGTAGACAATTTGGTTAATAAACCAGGATTTTCTACGCCTGGAGAGCAATTTATATATTCCACATCTTCTTATCAGGTGGTAGCTAGGATGGCCGAGTTGGTATCCGGCAAGACATGGAGGGGCTTGTTCAAAGAGATACTGGTAGATCCGTGTGAAATGGGCAATGCAGAATACAATCCAACTATCGGAGATATCAAAGGCAAGCCGTTGAACCCGCTGGCCGGATATGGACTAGTATGCTCTGAAAGCGAATGGATGAACTTTATCAGTATGATTAGGGATGGCGGGACGTATAAAGGCAGACGGGTTCTTTCGCAGAACGTGTTGGATATATTAAAAACCAAAACATCCCCGGGATGGAGCGACTGGGGCGTGGGTGTTATGTTCACTGACGATCAATTTATCAGCGAGGCGGCGTCAGGGTGCTTTACGTTTATATTACCATCCAAGTATGCTGGGACTATTTTCACACAGTCAAACTATGAAAGTACATATGGCTCTAACCATTATGTTCGCAGGATGGTGTATGATATTTATTCCCAAGGGGCTATGTCTTAATAACTCAGAGCGATTCTTAGATATGCAATGAAAATTTCTAAGGAGTTTTTGACAAAGTTTGTGATATTTGTAGTATTACTTTTATTGGCAATATGGCTAACTGAGAGTTATTACCACAAGCCTATTGTCATAAATAAAGTAAAGGTAACAAAGCCATTAAATAAGTTTTGATTATCTTTCGATACCCTTGGAACACTTATTGTATTACTTTGCATAGCCCACCGCGATGAAACAGCTTTTTGATGTCGTCGGCAAGTTTTTTGCCGCACTTACCGCAAAAGATTATGTTGCCGTATCAATTATCATCGCGCTGACAGTAGCGTACTTCGGACGATCTGATAAGCAGGCCGCCGAAGAGGCCGCCAGAATCGCCCAGGAAATATGCCGGCTGGACCGGATCAGAAGTGATTCGGCTTGGCAGGCACGTTTTGATCAGAGGGATGCTTTCTGGGAGGCCAAATTTGAACGGAGAACGCAGGAATATATTAACAGCTTGCGTGGTATCACAGATACAGTACAGCTGGCGGTAGGCGGCATAAAAAGGGCTGTTGTGGAGCGGGAACTAACCCGAAGCGAGATAAACCGAAAGGTAAACAGAAATGGACGGGAGTTGGAAGCTATCAAAAAAGAAAGGGTGCAGTGATGATCTTATTCGTATACACGATTTTCAGGGTGTTTCTTTTGTTCCTTCTCAATATTGGGCTCGAATCGGACCAGCAGGTGCGGGCACAGGATACTGCCCGCCGGATTCCAGCCCCCGTAGATTCTTCGGAAGTATTCCGCAGCGACAAGGTTATAGATGCGGCGCTGGACAGTGCCATAAGGGCGGTACAAGAACTAAGGGATATCCACAAGCTGGTTAAAAAAGGGACAGCTCAAAACAAGAGACTCAGCAAAAAACTGGATAGCATTTATTACGGATCGATCCTCCCGCTGAAATATCTTCAAGGCCGTACTACGACGACTAGTACTACAATAACCGGCAATATAACGGTGATGCCAGCAATCCATGAAGTCCGCTTTGTGAACAATGAGCTTTGCATCGACAGACTGCCTCACAAAGTCACGCCAGAAGCTGCCATGTCCCGGGTTAAGCCCAAATTCTTCCAGCGGATCAAGAACTTCTTTAAGAAGAAATAATGCTGTATTTTTGGTTGAAACCAAACGACATGCTTTATGAATCTGGATAACTTGGATCTGCTGTTTCCCGTCGGGAGATCTGCATACCGCAATATCAAAATCCCTATCAAATCGGCATTTGAATATGCTGGCATAGACACCCCGAAGGCAGCCGCCTTGTTTTTGGCAAATTGTGCTCATGAAACGGGTGGCTTTACATCATTCCGGGAGAATACATTGTATACAGCTGATAGATTGGCTGAGGTTTGGCCTGGCCGCTTTAAAGGACCTGATGGAGAGCCCAACGAGCTGGCCAGAAAACTGCACCGGAAACGGGATGCCATCGCTGATCACGTGTATGCAAATCGCCTATCGAACGGAGACGTTAAATCCCATGATGGATCTCGATACATTGGTCGTGGGCTACCTATGCTTACCGGTAGATACTGGTATACCAAGATGGACCAGGAATTCAACATGAATGGCAAGCTGCTAATGATCCCATCGATGTTGGAAGACAAATATTGGTCGGCAATGGCGGGCGGGTTCTTCTGGAAAGAAAAGAAGATGTCCCAGTATGCTGACAGAATCGGCAACAGAAAGGATAAGGACACCGGGATTGACTTGGCTATCGTGCAGGCCCGTAAAGCGTGGCAGGGAGGCTCTTTGGGGCTAAAAGAAGTGAATGAATGGTATCAGAAATTTATTAAACTGCTGTAGGTGCTCATGGTTCCTGATCAATTATTCCAAAGAACAAGACATGCATTCTGTTTACCCGGAGGGGGCGCCAAAGGGGCCGTGCAGACGGGAGCCATTAACCGCTGCTTGGAGTTGGGAGTAGAAGCCGACATGGTGTTTGCTACTTCGGCCGGCAGCCTCAATGGGATTATGGTGGCCATGAGAAAATATGAGCTTCTCAATGAACTATGGGAGCAAACCGGGAACACGGCAGGAAGATTTATTTTCGAATCATACTTGGCCGAGCTGCATGATGGCACCGTCAGGGCTAATGTAGGCGAGATTCGCAACATCCTATCGGCAGGATTGAACTTCGGAGATAAGATCGGATTGATCACCAAGAAAGGACAAAAGAAATTTCTGCAAAAAATCGTCGACAACGCCAAAGGGATCGATCACTTGCTGGACAATTCTCCACTTCGGGAGACACTGTTGAAGCACGTGAGAATGGAAGATGTGAAGGTGCCGTTTAGCTGTACATTGGTCAGCCTGTATGACGGAGCGCTTTATACAGTGCCTCACACGAGATTCAGGGACAGCACTAACCTTGCACTTGGCGTCCTTGCATCTACCAGCATCCCTGGCATTTGCGCTCCGGTACAGGAGATACAACTTGCAGATGGGACTGTGATCTTCGACGCGGTAGACGGCGGACTACGCAGTTCCAGCCCGCTACCTCAATGCATGGCCGCAATCCCAGCAGAGGACGAATGGGTTGTGTGGGGATTTAATTGCAACAGCATCAAGCAGCAACTCAACAAGACAAGGAAGAACCTGCTTACTCAGGCCGGAGCATCGGTAGATATTATGCTTAATGATGGATTTGCCCGAGATGTGAAGATGTCGACAAAGATCAACGAGTGGGCAATGAAGTACCCTGAGTTCAGGGAAGGGGAAGGGATCAAAGTAGCCAGGATATTCAACATCGAGGCGCCTCTGGATAAAGAAGGAAATCCACTCCTTGGGAGCACAATGGACTTCCGGCAGGAGTGGATCAAAAAACGGATGGCAATTGGGTACGAGTCGGTCAATATGTACTTTGAGCAGCTGAGCGTTTAATGTTTATACTTACCGGTTAAATATACCTGACCTTTTGGTGTAATAAAAGTCTGAGAATGGAGTCTTGTATTCCCTTCTGGGCCAACGACAGTCTCTTTTACATCAAAAATTCCCATTTGGAGATAATTCTGGTAAGGCAAGTTTTTCTTTGCTCCAAGAGCGATAAGATATTTATGATTCCTCAACCATTCAAAGAATAGATTCTGACCGGTGCCAAGTATTTTGGCAAACTCCCCTACTGTAATATTGTCTCCGGTAGTCAGCAGCTCTTCCGCCGCTCTTACTTTCGGCGCGTCTTCTTCGATTTTACTTTCCAGTGCCAAGCGCTCTTCTTCTAAACGCACAACCTCTTTCATTGCCTCGAGATAAGTTGTCGGAGTTTTTGGTTTGAGAAGTTCCTGTTCGCAGGCGATAAAATAATTTCTAATCTGCTCGCCCTTTTCTGTTCTTGCGAGCATTGATAGTCTCTTTGCAAAATCAATTGTGAGGTAAAAATCTCGAGACTGGTTACCGTTCGACATGATGTCGAACCCCATCCAATCCCTCATTTCCTCCGCATACGGGTTCTTTTCAATATTCTTTTTTGCCCAGCGAGACCATTGAGACTTTTCAAACCCAAGGAATTCATACAGATCCTTTGCTGAGACAATTGACTTCCCTCCTTCGCTTTTTGAAACTTTGATTAACTGGTCCATGATTGTTAAAACAGAAAAAGCCCGCCATCGAGGTAGGAGTCTCTCCGGCAAGGCTTTCTTCAATTTAAGGTCTTTGATTCAGCTCCTACCCTGAATAATTTCTTAATCAAAGATAGAAACATTCTCACAAAATCTCAATCATTTTTCTTCTCAAACTCCCCACTATAATCCTGCTGCGGCCACGGTTGATGCCGGGGCCTGATAACGTTCTCCGGATCGGGGATGTCTATCCCGCCGAACCTCATTGCAAAGTGGCGCACTTTCAAGACGAATTTCCACATATCTTCCATACTGATGTTAGTTGTAGTCAGATCCTGATAATCCCGGAAGGTCACCAGCGGTAGCATAGATTCCACAAAGATGTCATGCAGCTCATCGATGGTGTGACCGGTTCTTTCGGAGATTTTCTGCAACACCACACCGTGCCAGTAGTTGTTCAGCGGCAGGCTGCGGACATACTGCTGGCTTTCAATGTGGATCACCTTTCTGCCGCGGAGCGTCTTGACGTATTCGATGAATCTGTCACGTTCTCTTGGGTCTGAAAAATCTGCTGATATGTCTTCCATTTACAACTTCGTGATCAATATCCAAGTCCGGGGATTCTCATCATATTTCTTGCTGATACTTCCATCGCACACAATACTGTCATCCTTCCAGAATACGCCTTTCATGGCATCCAGGATGAACTTATCCAAGTTGTCCCTGTCCGGCTTGCCGATATGCCATATAGGCGCATCATCACGGAGAATATGGGAATTCTTACCGGTCCGGTAATGAGACTTTGGGCGCTTAAAATAAAACACCGCATCAACTCGTATTGCAAAGTCCAACGGCTTTTCCGGGCGCATCTCCTGAATCACCCACAACAGATCGTTTTTCTTCGCCTTTGACGGGTCTACGTGCATATTCCCGAACCGATCTCCGCCACTGTTCATACGAAACGTCCTGTGGCGCTTTTGGGCCTGTGGATCTCCGTAAACAAGTATTTCAATAGGTTGCATCAGAAAGAAGTTTTATCGCAAAAAGTGGGTACCATTTTCTTCAAGAATTCATCCAAGTCCTCCTTGGTTCTGAACCGCCGCTGGATCGCATCAATCTGCCCCGCCGGCGGAAAGTTACGGTCTTCCCATAAAATATACGGAACCGGCACCCATCCCGGCAAAACATACCTGTCGGTAGGTAATTTCTCTCCCTGCATTTGCTTGTACTGCCGGACAAAACCGGCTTCTATCAGTTGCTCTTCGGTGATCATTGCAGAAATTTAAAGGTTTTCATTTGGGTTCTTAACTTACCAGCCCCGGAAAGTGAATGAAACTTGCTCAGCTTTGGTTTGATGATTTTACCTGTGTCAGGATCTTCTTTAGAAAACTCAGCCCAAAAAGCAGTCTTCATCCGCTTGTACTGATCCTCCATCTGCGAGAGCTTCCTTTCAATGATTTCATCACTCAGGCCCGATTCGATCAAGGCAATGCATTGGTTGATGAATTCGACCTTGCGCTTTGACGCTTTGAATTCTTTTGATGACTTGGAAGAGTGAGCCAATGAGAAGTAGTATGGCTCAGCCTCTTCTTTCAGGGATTGGATCGTTCTCATACAAATTCATTTAACATGACAGGCATGATCAGATGATAGTAATTCTTGGCTTTTTTGACATCGTCAGAACGAACGATTGCCCCTTTGTTTGGCGCACAGAAATGGATTACCCCCGAGGTCTTGTATGGTTTCAGCGTCTCCGACAGAAACCTGGCGTTAAAGCCGATTTCAAACGGTGAGAATCCAGCCCTGTGTACCGGAAGAGACTGCTTCGACTCGGTGTCATAGTCATAATCTTTGGAGGATATCTCAACGCCATCACCTTCAAGTTTTAGCCTGATTTGCCCCGTCGTTGTGTTACTGAATATCCGGGCCAAGTCAACCTTCTTTTTGAATTCTTTCACGTCAAATCCAAAGAAGATGTTCCCGTGCTCCGGCAGGGCTTTTCTCCAATCCGGATATCTCTCATCAATCTTGCGAGTGATCAGAATGTAATTCGAGTACGTGACGCAGACGTTGTTTTTGTCCCACCGGAAGTATACGGCCGCTGATGTCCCCTTCATTTTACAGATAATGTCTGCGGCCTTTCGTTGCAAGATAAATGACTCTCCATTTGACTTACCCGCACTCACATCGTACTCAGCCATTGCCAACCGATGCCCATCAGTAGCCACCAAGCTCAATTCACCAGACTCCTGCGGCTCAAAGAAGATGCCAGTCATAGCCGGCCGCAATTCGTCGGAAGATGTTGATCCTTTAACGATTTCCAGGCCTTCCTGAATCAAATCAATTCCAGCAGCTAAATCGGGGCTACTATATGACACTGATGGTGTCTTGGGGAAGTCATCCACTATGCCGGAACCCATCTTAAACGTTCCTTCCTCGCATTCAATTACAACTGAAAGTTCATGCGGAGTTAGCGTTAATATTTCCGAGTCTATCCCGCTAACCAACTTAGCAAACCGATCAAAATTCACTAGAATGCTTACTTGGTTTTCTGTCGACGAAGCGCAGTCCACCAAGATGGATAATGAATTTTGCAGGTCCGAGCCAAGAATTCTGACGGCTCCATGAATATCCTGAATCAGGACATTTTCTAGTATCGGAAGAATTGGGTTACGAGCAATGACCGACCGCATCAGGGTAATCGCTTTCTTCAATTCTTTGACCGGTATCTTAATGTTTCCGGTAGCAGATCCAAACATATACGTGAGAGTTTAAAGTTTAACTTCCTGAATTTTATATCCTAAATTCTTCAATTCAACAAAGATGTTACTGCGCGGATCAATCATGATCTTGGTGTCCTTTTTCATCCGGTGGAGACCGAAGTCTTCCAGCATGTTGGCTACATCTCCTAGATGTACAACGCTGTTGAATATCCACTCATTCTTCACCATGTTCTGCATGGCCACACGGCAAGCTCCGGCGTATTCTTTGTTGATTATTACAAGTGTTTTGCACATCAGAAAGGGAGCTGGTCTGTTTGTTCGAAGTGATTGTATGGGACGGTATCCAAAGCCCTGTTGCTGGCAAAAGCACGCTGCTCTGCAATGGAAGGAACGGTTTCCATTGTCGCCTCAAAGATATTGCTGTCAGCAAACCGGTTCGTGCCTGGATCTGCAAACCTGCCCACCCTGATCCCCGGATCGCCTGACCTTCTTTTGAGAAAATAGTAGAAGAAACTTTTTCTTTCAAACTCTTTCCCTGTTTCTTCATCCATCAGGTCAGGCTTTGTCCTGCGGTATCTCTCTGGATTGAACAACAGGATAATGGTACTGGCGTCTTGCTCGATTTGACCAGACTCTTTCAGGTCCGTCTCAATCGGTCGCGGGTCTGGTCTGTCGTCGACATCTCGCTTCAACTGGGCCAGTATAATCATCGGGATATTCAGGCGCAGCTGTATCCGCTTCAAAGAAATACTGACCTGGGTTATCTGCTCATACCTGCTGCCGCGGGTAGTCTTGCTTTGAAGCAACTGTAAGTAGTCCACGATCGCCAGTTTGATTTTGTATTTTCTGGCCCATTCAACCGCAATCACCTCCATCTTCTCTGGGTCTGCAATGGACACGTCGTCATAGAAGTAAATTGGCAGCTTTTTGGTCTGCTGCATGCATTCATACCATTGCTGACGTTCTTCTTTCGATAAGAGCCCCTTGATGGCTTTGTCATAAGGGATACCAGTCTTCATGGACACGATACGCAGTGCCAGCTTCCGGGCTTTCATTTCAAGTGAAAAGTATCCGACCGGATATCCTTGCTCAGCAGCAGAAACAGCAGCTTCTATTGCACACGCTGTCTTTAGAGCTCCTGGTCGACCGCCGAAAATGATAATCTCATCCTCCTGCCAGCCTCCAGTCAACCGGTCGATCTTGTCGCTGCCCGTAGGAACTCCTGACAGTTTACCCTTTGACTTCATGTCGATAGCCCTGTCCACATCCTGCATCATCTCATCCATGACCTGTGACATTGTTTTTTCCAATGTCTTTCCGCCCTGAATAGTCAATGACTCATACACTTCAAAAACCTGTGTAGCTAGCTCGTCATCGGTGATGCTATTCTGCAAGGAGGCATTGAGCTTCAGGTTCATTTTGTAGGCCACCTGTCGCCGATAGAGAGAGATTAGCCCTTCACTGGCAATGGCGATCGACTCAATGTCTGACGGGGTCATGGCGTCGAATTTCAAGCTTAGACCAGACTTATCCAGCTCGATCTTCTTTCCATTTCTGGCCATGTGAAACCGGAGAGCCATTTCATCTACCTCCGCTCCTGATGTATAAAGCTCACAGATGCAGTCGTAGATGTTGCGGATATTCTCGTATTGGAACACGTAATTTCCCGGCATCATCTTCATTACCTCCCCGATGGCCTCAGGGCAGTAAAGCAAAGCGGTGACTAAAAGCCCTTCCTGGTAAACGTCACTAAAATCGGTATTAATGTTTTCTTTGCGGGCCATTATACAAACTTCATTTTTGCGTCGTCAGGGATGTTGGATGGAGTGTGTTGCAGCGGCTTTGGCTCAATCTTCGGCGGCCGGTAGTTTTTTCCCCACGTCGCCAATCTGCCCGGCAGAAAGAATCTCCCCCGGGGCTTGTTTTTTTCCGAGTACCATCGCGGCACACCTTTGCTGTTTGGCTCTGACCAGTAGCGGAGAAATTCGGTGTACATCGGCAGCGGGTATTTGTCCGGGTGTTCCTTATAGAATGCAGCCATTTCTTGCCTCAAAACTTGGCACGTAGCTACTCCATCCGTATCGTAGGTCAGATTGTAGGTGCCTTTTGGTTTCTTGTCTTGCTGGGCGTCGAAAATGATTTCCTCTAATACTCTGATGGTTTCTGCTGCATCGGAATCTTCCGGCGCATTACCCTCCTGAATCCGCAAGATTTCCTTCTCGATTCGGTCCAGGACTTGGGCTAATATTTCATCTGCTTTCATGATTCTCTATTTTCTGAAAATCCATTTTCTTTGGCCCATAAGGGGAAATTTTCGATTTTTTCATGCCCGGGTCGGCTTACTGCCAGCCAATATCTCTTATCCAAAAGCAACCTTCTGATTTTTCCACGTTTATGGTGCACCTCCGTTGCTGGAAGCTCTGGATAAACCGCGCACCATTGATTCTCCGGCAGACTCAGAAATATCTTCCGTTCCCGGGAGTATTCTTCCTCTTCCTTGGCGCGTTTCTTGGACCGGAAGCGGATGGTTTTTTGCTTCTTTGGTTTGGGCGGCTTCTTATCCGTCCTTTTGCTCTGATGCCAGTCGCACTTCTTCCCGCCGAATACTCGCCGGCCGCAGCCAGGTTCGTCACATTGTTTGGGCACAGCATTCCTCTTTGTCTTTATGCAGCAGATTGTCGAAATGCTGATCAAGATCAACCATTGACTTGCGTATCTTCGCAGATTCCAAATTGATTTCCTCGATTCTCTTTGCCCTGCCAACCTGCACCATTTCATACATGCGCTTGATGGTGGCATTCTGCTCATCCAGCGGCAGTTCATTAAACTGGCTTATGATCACTTCTACTCTTTCTTTTGCGTCCATTGTTTTATATTTTCTTTATTTCGACAATAGCTCTTGAATAAGAGCACAGATTTTGATCCTCCCATATCACGTGTCTAATTTTTGTTACGTGGTACTGGTCATTTTCTATCTCAACATGCTCACCAACTCGTGGAATCGGCTCATTATGGACCGGTCTTCGACCTCCATTTTCTATTTGTAAAATATATGATGGCATACTAATGCTATTTTTAAAGTTTGAAGATAATCAAGGCCGGATCAATACGCCCGGCCCTGAATCGAAAACACTACTCAACGTTTGTCCTACTTCTACTCAGTTCTTTGGCATTTATCAGCGCCCATCTTTCATCGTAGCCTTCCACATAAACTTTGCATGGCTGACGGATGATGCTGCGGGGCGATATGTAGCCTTCGATGTTTATTTTAGCCGGGACAGCTTCTCCCGTTTTCAGATCAACCTCCCACCACTGATAAAACTTACCCCATTTTGCAATACACCCCAGTTCTGCCATGTAGTACTTCAAAGCGGCCCATGTCTCCAGGTCGTTGTACTGTTTCATCGACAGCCTTCCATTGACTTCGTTGGCGGACTTGATCCCCTTGAAGCGCCAGAACCAGTGCTTTGCTTTTTCGTAAGTCATTGATTATCAGAATGGTAATTCAGATTCTGATTCGTCACCAAGAGTCTGTGCTGTTTCTTCAATCGGCGGTTCTGGTTTGATCAATCCCGTAGCCAAGCCATATTCCTTGGACTGCTTGATTTTGTTTTTGATCCACTCCGGAAGGGATTCAAGCAATTGAAGATCTAGGTTCTCGTATGTGAATATCTTTGAAGGGTGAGCTTGCGGAGGAACAGTCATGCCTTTGGGTACCTTCATGATTGAGTTGACGTTGTTGTACACCTTCGTCGCGTCTTTTGCAGATGGCTTCTGAATGATACCCAATAGACATGGAGCGCCAACCAGTTTAACAAGGTCGAATCCCTTTGCCTCGGCCTCTGTGAATGCCTGGCCGCGCCATGCCTCAAGATCTCCGCGAAGGTTTGCTTTCTTCGAAAGAGAGATGGTGTACTCCTTGCTTATTACTGCTGGCATCTCCGGTTCTCCTTCTTTCCATTGCCTGGTAACATCTGGAATCTCCCATCCAATCATCACTTTGTTTACTTCTTTGACATCCTGACCAAATGTTTCCTTTACGGTGCCAATGTGGATCATCATGTAGCAGCGGGCGCCGTAACTTCCGGCTTCAATTAATTCGAAATCTGCCCCGCCGGTGTCTGTTGCAATAATACTTGCCATCTATACTATCTGTTTAAAGTTTCTGGATTGATTCTGTGAGCCACACCGAAACATCTTTCAGTTTCTGGGTTAGCTCTTGATTGATTGCTTTTGCTTCCGGTGATGTAAACGCCAGCTTCGTGGGGAAGTCGGCGATGCGTTGAGCGGCATCTGTCAACTTCTGCTTGTCGGGCTTCAAAGCCTCTTCGCGCTCAGCTGCTGCTTTCTCCGCGGCTACCCGGTCTTGTTCTGCTTTGACAGCGGCCTCTTCGGCTGCCTTGATTTCTGCTTCTTTTCTGTCGCGCTCTGCCTTTTCATATTCCTCTTCCTTCTTGCTAATATGCTCAAGCTCCGTTGTAAGCCCATTGAAAAAGTCAACAAACTCTTCATCGGTAATATCCCTGAGCTTTGGGACACTTATAAGCGCTGATCTCTTGAACATCAACACCCCATCGTAGTCAATAATGCTTTCTTCGAAATGATGGATGTCGGACAGTCGCTTCTCCAGCCTATCATCATATTCTTTTTTGATCCGGTCTGCTTCCGCTTGTTTTTCCAACTTCAACCTTTCTGCCTCGGCCTTTTCCCTGTCAGCTTTTTCTTTCTCTAGCGCAGCCCGCGCCTCCGCAAGCTCCTTCTCTGCCGCTTCCTTCTCCAAACGAAGCTTCTCAGCCTCCGCTTTCAACCTGGCAGCCTCTTCATCGGCAATCCGCTTCTCTTCTGCTTTGCGTTCTTCTTCCAGCCTTTCCTGCTCACGGATTTTCTCTCCTTCCGCTTCCATCCGGTGAGTGATTTCAATGAACTGTTCGTCTGAAAGTGATTTGATCTCAGCGGAGGTTACCGACACCTCCCCGATTTTGTAAGAAGTATGACCGTTCCATTTGGCTCCGATCGTATTGATCTGGTCCATCCGGTGATTATACCGCCGTTCGGCTTCTGCTGCGATCCTCGCCTTCTCTTCGGCCTCCTCTTTATCGTAGGCTTTTACCTGATCGTCGAGATAATCCTCGATTTCGTCGAAATCTTTGACCAAAGACTTTTCTCTTTCCCGAATTTGGCCCAGAAGTTTCGTGAGTGGCGCCTTCAGGTTTTCAGCAACCTTCTCGGCCTTCAGCCGTTCACGTTTCACCTCCTTCCGGGCCTCGTCGGCTTTCTTGTAGCCAGCCTTGTCTTTCAGACCGTTGATGGTCAGCGACAAGTACGGCTTGAATTCGGCGAGTTTCTGGTCGAAGTGGTTGAGAGGGGCAATTGCTTGTTCTTCCGGCGTCTGCTGGGCTTCCGGCTCGGTACTGATTACCTCCGGCTCAAGGATATCCTGCTCACCGGCAGGCTCAGTAGTTTTCTTTTTTGACATATGAAATGATTTAGCATGTAGATTCAGAGAAGAAAACATAGCCCAGATAATATACCCGGGCATGTCGAGCTTAACCCTCCGCAATGACTGCGATTGCAGTTACTTTGCATCTTCAAATGTAGGTAAAAGTTAGCAAATATTACTAAAACTTTTGCCTATATTTCATTGTACCAGCCGGCTTAAATAATCCAGCTTTTGCTTGCTGGGGAACCGGCTTCTGTAGTGTTCTGTTGTGGATATTTTTGAGTGGCCCAGGGCCTCCGAAACAACCACCATAGGCACTTCTTCTTGCAGCAGGTGGTTGGTAAAGCTGTGACGTGCCGTGTAGCTTCTGAGATCTCCTTTCAGCCCCAGATCATCCCCGATCTGCTTCATGGCTTTGTTCATCAACAGGATGAAGTACTTCTTCTTGTCCTCCATCTCAATGGGCGTCATGCTGTCGGTGAATATCGGGAACAGATAAGAATTTCCGAATGTAGTGCTGCCCCATCTACTGATAATTTCCAAAGATTTCGGGAATAACACCCCTTCAATCTTGATGATCCTTTTTGATTTCGCCCGGGACTTCTCGCGGACAAAGACAAATTTCCGTTCTTCCAAGTCGATATTGGTCCATCTCAGAAGACAAATGTCCTTTGCATTCATACCGTTCGAAAAATATGAGAAAAGCCACATGTCCCGCAGAAACGCCTGCTTACTGTCTACGCATGGATAATCAGCAATCATCTGAATTTCCTCTTTTGTCCGAGGCTGGCGGGTGTTGCTTTCCGTGGGAACCGTGAAGCCGCCGTTTCCGAATGGATAATGTTCGTACTTCACCAGCCCCTCAATCATTGCTTGGCGGTACATGAACCGGATTTGGTTGACATACATGCCAATTGTGGTAATGGATGCAGCGGTTCCCGGGTTTTTGGGGTCATGGCTTTTGTTGAGCTTCCCGTGTTTCAACATCCACGACTCATATTCTTTCAGCATCTGCTGGGTAATGTCCGCGAAAGTGATCTCACCTTTTCTTTTCTTGAACTTCCAGAACCTTTCCAGTGATCTGGCAGCGCCAGCGGTGATGCTGGAGTGGCTGAATTTTCCAGCGGCAAAAAGCTCTTCGGATCGGTGGCGCAGACGTGCGGCTATTTTGTGTTTGGTGGGGGTCATGCTTCTCTCACGATTATATGATCTGCGTAGCTCCATTCGCACAATAGCCTTGCCTTCCAATTTTCCGCTGCATTCTCGCAAATCGAATCCTCTTCGCGGCTACTAAACCCTTCGGGGATCTTAACGTCTATCGTTTCCCCATAGTGATGTGAGGAATCTGGGGTTCTTACGGATACTGCTATGGTTAATATTTTCATGACACTTTCCTTTTATGATAAAATCAGGATTCTCTGAATTTATGATTTAATGATTTAATGGCTGTGTTAGATATGTTTCCATGACTTTCGGTTAACAATCATCTTAATTGCATTCTTCGCTACCCCGAATCTTGACGCCAAGCTTCTCTGAGAATATCCACCAGACTCGTAAAGTTTCCTGATCAACAACACATCGGGGTTGGTTAGTTTTGATGTGTTCACACGGCTACCGCGAGCTACCAAGCCAGTTGCTGATGCATGAGCCATATTCATCTCATGGTCACACCATTCCAAGTTCCAGTGAGCATTGTTCTCTTTGTTTCCGTCCAAGTGGTTTACAAATGGGTAACTGTTTGGATTTTCAATGAAGTGTATGGCCACCAACCGATTAACTCGTTTAGAGAATATCCCATCTTTTGTCCTAAATGTGGCCCTTAAATATCCGCTTTTTAGCCTATTAAGTTTATGCACTCTCCCAGTTGAAGATTTCACTCTGCCCATATTCGAAACATAAAATCCATCAAATCCACAAACCTGAGCCCATACCTCATTTTCCATAATGCTGTAAAATAAAAAAGCTCAGGGATCAGTGGTCGTAGCACATCACCCTAAGCAATTAAATTTCTTTTATTACATCAGGGCTACGACCTCCTAATGATCAACCAAACTTACTATTCCTCCACCAAAAAACCAAGCCCTACCATAAAAAGGGATACAGTTTCGGCGACATATGGCACAAGTATGATCAGATACATGTCCTTTGGCGCTCCGAACTGCTCGACATAATGGTAGATCGGGGTGCAAAACGTGGATGAGCTGTAATAAATGAGCAATCCGCTGAATATCCAGAATACCGGATATGTTAGCAGATTTTGCACTTTTAGCGATTTAAGAAGCCCGTAAAACCAAAGCATTATATACACCAGCATCAACAAGCATTGAAGTGTTGGCGCTATCCTCAAAACGCGCTCCATTCCAGTGTCTATTACGTCAATGCCGTATATGAATAGAAATACGAATGACCCAACAAAAACGATTTGCCTGTGCTTATCGATATCAATCGCCTCATAGCACATGCGGGCCAGGATACAGTAACTGATAAGTATAAACGCATTGTACAAAAACAGGTTGTTGTGAACCTGCGATGCCATGTACAGCATTACAAACTCAATAACAAGTTTGGAAACGAGGTACAACGTAAAATACTTCTCGATTGATTTTTTGTAGTCGAGCCGGTAAATCATAACGGCCAGAGGAAAGATAGTTGAAGCGGTCGCCGCCGCCTCAACCGGAAATTTTAGAATGTGTTCGATCATGGCGAGCAGGAATTTGGGCACCTGGTACTAGAACCTCCGCCGCCAGTCTGCGGCGCTCCATCTTTCAGCCCGCATAGCTCAGTAGGAATTTCGAGCCTACGTCCATCGCTATCAGCCGGCACAATTACTATTCGCAATCCGTTCACATCTCTGCCGAAATCAACCCACACGCCGGAAGATTTGCCTTTGCATTGGCGCATCAATTCTTTTAAAAATCGCTTTCCGAAAAACTCAGACCTTGGAGCGCCTTCCCCTGCTGATTCGAGGTAGTTATCTACCCATTGTTTGTGCTGCTCTTTGGATACGATTTCGCCGGATGTTTTTGAAAAATCTGCCATTAGTGGATGCTGTTTAAGTTCCATCAAATTTACCTCTGCCGGCGGCGAATGCAAAGCCGGAAAGTAAGATTACTTCAAGTCGATAAAATCTTCGATCCTCACGGCAAGGCTCATGGGGCTGATGGGTTTGTTGAATGTGAGCATAGATACGTATAATCGCCCAGTCTTTAAAAATTCATCACGCTCTTCTTCGCTCATTTCCCAGCAAGTAATAATTGTCCCATTCGGGTCGTTGTCAAACCGAAGCAGCGGAAGTGGCAAATAAACTTCACTATCTTTTTCTATAATATCGCTCTGGTATTCAAATTCTACTGCTTTCATATCATTTTGGCTCGTATCCGAGCGATTTAAGTGTTTCACTAACATGCATCATTGCATTAAGCACTGAAATGGTTTCAGGATCTTGCAGTCCATTTATAAATCCGTCAAGGCTTTCTCTTGTTGGGCCGGGAAGATGAATATCAAACGCTTTATGCACTATTGATGCGTCGGATAAATTATTCGCGAGGTCATTAAGATTCTTTGACATAATTAGTATTGAATAATAGTAAGAGGCGACTTTTTGCCAGAAACGTGCTTGCACCTGATTTGCGAGAAGTCAGAGGCTATAAGCGAAAGAACAGACGCTTCTTGCCAGGTTAAAAAGCCATTGAGTGCTGTGAATGCGGTAGGGTCAGACATTCGGTAAAGGCCAAACGAAAACGGCACCATCAATACTCCGTCGCCGTCGGATTCTTTAAGCAGCAGCTCTTTTGCCTTATCCGCGCCGAACTGCTCTATCATTTTCGAAATGAATCGCTCACAGTCGTAAAATGCGGCCTTGCTGGATGCTTTGTCGAACCGGGTTGATTCTTTTTCGTCATCAATAGTTGCAGAACTGATAGCGAATAGGTAGTTTGAGTAGGCCCGGATCGTCAATTTCAGGTCAACGGGCGTTTGGTTGAGGGTTTCTGTGGTCATTTAATTTCTTTGATTGAACACCATTTAATTTTTTCACTCGCGGCTATTTCTTCTTTTGTCATTTCGGATTGCTTTCGAGGCTCGTCGCGAGCGTAATCCCATAGGTAAATCGTTCCGTTAAGGTTGATTCTGCCGTACAGCTTGCATAATCTTCGTATCCCTCCCATAATCTTCTTTCTGTTTTGTTTTGGTTGGTTAGGCTACTGATAATGGAGCCCATACACGTTTGACATACTCCCATTTTCTGGTTAAATACTCAATAATGCTTGGTACATCTTCCTCTGTTACCAAGTCGATAGTAACAGGGAAAAATATTCCTTTTCTTTGAAGCATGAAGAATACTTCCATGCGATAAGGTGCTTCTTCGTTCTCATCTTCCGCATCAGATTTTATATCCCATCGAAAGGGGAAATTGTAGTCTGCATCTGCGTCGCCCCATTCGTCAAGAAATTCTTCCCATGTTGCATGATTTTGTCCCGGCTCGCGAGAATAGAAATTTGCTGTATGGCAGTAGTACGGATGATCTGCTGCAAGTTCTTTCAGTGTTTTCATCTTGTTATTTGGATTTGGGATTTCCTGCACGCCTCTTCGTCCTTCGCCAGATCGCTTAGTGGTTTGTAGGTCATGCTATTAGTATCGTTTTTTCTTGAAGTATAGGTTAATGCACAAGCTTATCAGAAAGCCGCAGGCGATTGCCCACCAGTTTATTTTTTCCATTGTCAGTACTTCCCGTTTAAGATGTTTTCCAAATCCTTTTTTGACCAATCGAAAGTCGTCATGTAGCTGTCGTCCCTGAAATCGTGGAAAGAAGGCTTTGATAAATATCCTCTCCTATTCAATTCGAGCCTTACGGGTTCCGACACTTTATACGGCCAATTAAGAATATGTTGCCGTTGTTTTACCTTCCTGATGATGGCATTGGCTATGCGATCAAATTCCTTTTCATCCCACGGGCTAACCAATTTGTCAACCTCGCTCGCGTTTGGTAATTCTATTTTATTTCCCATTTTCTTTCTTGTTAAGTCCATCGGGCGGTTACCACTTCTCAAACTTATTTTGCAGCATTGATAGGATAGAATGTCCGAGCGGTGTTAAAAAGGTATCCCACCCGTCTTGAACAATACCAACCTCTGCCAACGCTTTAACATACCCTGAATCGGGCACTGAATTACCTGCTGATTTGTCCTGCTTGATAGTTTTCAGGACATTGTACATTACTTTGTCTTCCATAATAGGGCGGTTTACACTTTCACTTCGCGGACGAGGTCGTAAGGGAGCTGCTTGTTTGAATGAGTTCTTCCATCCTGCCGATACTTCCTTTCATTGTCTCCCCCAAAAGGAAATATTAGTCGCGGGTTTCCTCGCTTTGCCATTATGCGAACCACTTCACCAGTCCTGGTTTCATAGTATTTGCCTAATTCCAGCTTTATGCTCATAGCTGTTCGGGGTATGGGAGGGGGAGTTCTTCAATGAATTGCGTTGCAGGATAGTACCCAGCGGAATCAAGTTGATACACCCGTTCGGCGAGCAGTTTGCCTTTTACCTCCTTCACCGCCTCGTTGGCCCAGGATTGAGCAAGCAGTTCGGCGGCAGCTTGCTCCAATC